CACCATATGCTAAGGCTCCTAATAGACCGTCACAACCGATAGACACGGAATATATCCAAAGCGATTCTTCTGTTCAAGACAGTCCAGACCAACTTATTGATGAACCTAGTTTTGCTAACAGACTCTACCCTCTCAACCAATGGGGGTCAGACGGTGGATATAAACAAGCACCAGACCCGACAGGATTACTTAATACGAAGTCAAATCAAGGAGAATATGGACCAGGTCAACAAGATGCAAGATTACTTGGTCAGGCCGAACCTGAATCGTTGAGATGGAAAACGGTTAACGCATATTCAAATGGTTCTGAAGCTCTGTTAGACAGTGGGGAATATATTACTGAACCTAATTTTGTTATAGGTGGAACAAGATTATATAATAATCAACCCTACCCGACAACATTCGTCCCTTCATTATATGGACCTGTTACTATTCTATTAACCAAAGACCCACTGGGTAGTAATGGGTTATTGAGTCAAGATTCCTTCATTGCCAAGTTGGGAGCTCAAACCTTGAGGAAATCTTTTGAGGAAAGAATTGCTGCACAAATAAGACAAAATACATTAGGTAGAGTAAATCTATTCAATGTTGACAGCGGGAACGATGTTTTGAATTTAATAACAGGAAGAGTTCCATTGTTGGAACCAAACTGGACTATTACAACCCCAAGTAACCCAATATTAGCCGCAACAGATTTTGCGCTCAGACTTGCTGGAAGTATATTACCTGTATCCCCAATCCCAGGTTCTTATTGGGACCCATCAATAAATTCAGGACAGCCAACAACAATACAACAACTACAGAATGCATTTAGAAGAAGTGCTGTTGGAAACTTTTTCAATAGACTTTTAGGTGCCCCTCAATCAGGTTCTCAACTCTTCCTTAATAACACAGGTGGAGGACAAAAGTCTAGACTTTTCGCCAACATCGATTTTAACAAATTCAAACCGAACTACGAAAGAACTTTCTTGGACAGAGCCGCTGGTGCAATTGTTGGTGGTTTATCAGACAATAGTAACTATTATGTTGGTTCAAGAACATCAGAACCATCACAAGTCTTTTCTCCTGCGGGTGCATTACCCGTAAATGAGTTTGGGGTAGTCCAACAATCTCCTGTTTTTGGACCAACTGAGTTAGCTCAACTTTATGAAGGACCTAGTCAAGATGTAAAATTAGGTGCTAATGGACCAACGTATAGTGACGGTGGTGGTATCGAAGGTGGGTTTACTTGGGTTTCACCGAAATACAAGGGAAATGCTGGTAAGAGAGTGGGTCTTGGTGGGGAGGTGACAAGAGAAGATGAAGATTTCAGACCATCATCCTATAACTCAACAGAATCAACTGAAAGAAGATTTAGAGAGGGTTCAATTCTTGATGACACTCAAAGATTAATAGACAGTCAACCACAAGGAGGAAAAAGATTACAACACGTAGGTAATGCCATAGACCAAGTATCCAAAGTTTTCAACGACGGATATAAAGAAATGACAAAGGGTTCTAGAGTTTATAGATACGAAGGGGCTGTAGGACAGGAAGTTGGAACAGAATATTGTAGAGTTTTTGCTAAGGATACTCCATATCTTCAATATAATGATTTACAAAAGGTAGATGGTATAACAATTAATGGAAGAAGATTTGTAGATTCAGTTTTAGATAACACATATAATTTGAACATTGCTCCAAACAAACAAGAAGGTGGTCAAAGTTCTACAAATTTAATAGGAACTACAAATACCGCATTTGCAAAAAAATACATGTTCTCATTGGAAAATCTTGCTTGGAGAACCTCTTCTACACCAGGAGCATCAGTCTCTGATTTACCTGTTTGTGAGAGAGGACCTAATGGAGGAAGGGTTATGTGGTTCCCACCTTATGGACTTACCTTTAATGAAAACGTATCTGCGTCATGGAACACTAGTGAGTTCCTTGGTAGACCAGAGCCAATATATACATATAAGTCAACAAGTAGAGGTGGGACTTTGGCTTGGAAGATAGTTGTTGACCATCCTTCAGTTTTGAATGTTATAGTCAACAAGGTTCTTGCAAATGAAACCAATAGAACAAGAGTTAATAGTATTATAGATTCATTCTTTGCGGGATGTAGGAAATACGATTTATATGAATTAGCTAAGAAGTATTACACAATCAATCCGAATGACTTGTATCAATTACAAGAAGCTATTACCTCAAAGAAGTTGACAAGAGAACAAATTGAATGGTCTAAACTTGAGATTCAAACAGGGGTTGATGGTGGACAAGGTCAAGACATCAGTCAACCTGGACCCACTGAAAGTGAACTATTAAAATATAAAGATGTTGGTTTGTATTTCGCAAATGATTATCCAAAAAAAGGGGACGTTACAGGATATGACCAGCAGAAACTGATATATGATGGTCAACGTGCAAAGTATGACACAAGTGCAGATACAAAAAGTTTTTTCGATGTTGTTGTAGATACTAACTTTAAAGTTGCTCAAAAACTAATTGATGATTTAGTTGCAAAATTAAAACAAACTAAAGGGTCTATTACAATCGTAATTGACTCAAGTTGTTCCGCACCACAAACACAAAGTTATAACGTAGAGTTATCAAAAAGAAGAATTGAGTCTGCTCAATTATTTTTCAATAAAAACCCTAAATTGTCCCAATACGTTAGTGAAGGGAGATTATTAGTTCAAGCTGGTAAAGGGTTTGGAGAATCTTTCATTTCTCAACCAAGAAAGTTTGAAGGACCTGAACCATATGATTTATCTGTTAAAAATTTGGGAAACTCATATAATTGCACTGACACCGATAGTAGCGTTGTGGGTGGAGATATACAAGTTCAAGCTAAAGATGTTTTCACACCAGGAGCAATGGCCTGTAGGAAGGCTTATATCTATAATATCATAGATAATACCACCGACAACACCCCTGAACCCGTTCCCACACCTCAATATACCGATGTATTAGTGTCTAATACAGTTGTAACAACAACTGAGACAGAGGAGATTTCAAGAGAATGGAGAAGAAGAGATAACATTACTAAAAGGGTTATTAGGTCCCTTCTATCTGAGTGTGATTACTTTGAGACAATAAAGGCAGAAACACCTATGGTTTTTGACAACCTAAAAGACAAACTAAAGTTCTTCACACCGGCATTCCACTCAATGACACCAGAGGGATTAAACTCGAGGTTAACATTCTTACAACAGTGTATGAGACCTGGTGACACAATTCCTACAATCAAAGAAGTCAATGGTTCACCTGTGTTACAATACAACAATGCTGTAAACACAACATTTGGAGCACCTCCAGTTTTAGTTTTGAGAATTGGTGATTTTTATAATACCAAAATCATACCTGAGAGTTTATCATTACAATATGAGGAGTTGGACATAAATCCTGAGGGTATAGGGGTTCAACCAATGATTGCAAATGTTAGTTTGAATTTCAAGTTCGTTGGGGGTAGCGGTCTAAAAGAATCTGTTGATAGATTACAAAACGCTTTGACATTCAATTATTATGCGAATACTGAGATATATGATGACAGAGCCGATGTTACAGCACAAGAGGATTTCTTGAAAGTCTTAGATGACGAGTTTCTGGCAATGGCGGTTCCACCAAAACCACCTGCAGCTAATCAAGCGGCACCAAATAATGGACAAAATAATAACCAAACAATCGGTAGTATTCTAAACAGAACGAATCAACCTTTTGGTGAAAACGGAACTATTTCATATTCTGATTTCATGGTAAATTTTGTCAATCAAACTCAAACTTATTTTCAAAATGTTGTTAACAAACAAATTACAATCACATCTCAGTATAATAACGCGGTAAGGCAACAATGGATGGCTGAGAGAAATTATACATACGGAGGAACATCTGTGGATACCGCACCAGTATCAATATACATTTTTGGAAAACCAAATAATGTTGAGAACAGATTCAATCAGATATTTGCTAATTTGGAGGAAGACATTACAAATGATGATGACCAATTTATCAACTTCATTTCAGATACCACAAAAAATCTGACTCCAAGAGTAATAAATGCAATTAAGACAAACTATTCAAATGTTATTAAAAACAAGAGGGGTGTTTTCCAAAATGCCGTAACCCAAATAACACAAGAGTTGGTTACACTGGAGACACAATATATTCAAAGTTGGTCAAGAGCCAACATAATTACTTATGATTATACGACTGGTTTTGCTTTCGATGGATTCCAATCAGCGAAAGGTGATGTGACGGTTTATGAAATATCAGGATTATCTGAAGTAGATGTTTCATCCACTTCTGCAACTGATACCTTGGATGAGTTGGTGATTGATTTACAAAAAGTGAGAGATAATATTTCAGAATTTAATGATATTATTTGGGCGACAAATTCTTTTGTTTATTCTCAAGACAATTTAACTTATGATGGTGTTATGGTTTATAAAACTGAGAATGGAATTGCAGACGGAGCACCTTCAACCGACGTAGTGTTTGAACCTTTTTCAAAAAAGGATGAGTTCACAAACGGTAATTTCAAAAGACAATATATGATATTCTCTGATGACATTTTGGATGACAAGAAATATCAAACATTCAAACAATCAATTATCGGAGACGTTATTAATAACACTGCACTCATAGGAGATTCAACAGCCGACGTTAGTAAGATTTTTGACGACTTTTGGATTGTAAAATCCAAACCTTTATATATTGAGGAAAATAACATAACTAAAGGATTCTTGGATAGTGTGGCTAAGAATGAGTTGAAAGATTTCTTAATCTATACACCATTCCCCAAAAAGAATAGAATCCTTGGATTTTCAACGGAAAACGTGTTTCCTGACCCAAGTTTGTTCGACCTTGAAAAATCTTGGATTAAAAGTTTGGCTGCACAAACAAACAGCTCGAACGACCAAGCCACTTGGAATGATGACATTTCAGGGGCATTAATATCTAAAGCAAAACTTAACTAATGGCGTATCCATATTGGAATAGATATAGTCAATTTATCATTAATGGAGAACAAACAGTTGTCCCTTATGTTCAATTGCCTTCAAAACCAACCGATAAGGCTTACATTTATAAAGTTGGTAGAAGTAGGTTAGATAGAGTCTCACAAGAATATTACAACTCACCATTTTTTGGTTGGTTGATATTACAAGCCAACCCTCAGTTTGGGGGTTTAGAAAATAATATTTTCGATGGTGCAATTTTGAGTATTCCATTTCCATTGATACCATCATTACAAGATTATAAAGCGGCAATAGACAACCAATTCTTTTATTATGGCAGGTAATGTACAAGCGGACAACAGTGGGAATATCCTTGTCGAGTTTGATTATAACAACATTATCGTAGTCGACCCAAACAAAACAATTGATGCTTTCGGAAAGATAAGAGAAAGATTAGTCGACCACGAAAATTTAGTTATGTATGCTAACTTGGAAGCCGAAGTGTTACCAAGAACAAAACTTGCTGTGGGGGCATCACCCGAAGATAGAGTAAGAATTGTTTCAATAGCGAAAATGAATTTTTTAAAACCGACAAAAGATTCATTCTTAGGAACAGGTTATTATGATGAGATTACTGGAGACAACACAACAAAGTTTAAAGGGGTCAATCAAATGTATACGGGAACTGTTGTTCCTAAAGATGGGACTAAGGCTTATATAGTCGATAGACCAAATGATTTATCTGATGTGTTGGATAACGGTTTGTTGGGGATTACACAAATCACTATCGACACAAACATGTCCTTCATACCAAGTGTGAGAATTTCTTTGGAGGATATTCAAGGAAGAGCCTTATTTCAGTTGGGTAATAACTCACCCTATGCGGCTTTCTTTAACTTACCATATCCACCATTTTATCTAACACTCAAAGGTTTTTATGGTCAAGCAATAAGATATCAATTGAATTTGGAAACCTTTAATGCCAGGTTCAACACGTTTAGTGGGAATTATCAAATTGATTTAGATTTCAAAGGATATAAGTTTAATATATTAAATGAGATTGCGGTAGGACATCTTATTGCGACACCGCACATGTATTCTCAACAATTCAATGTAACAACAAACCCTGTTGGTCCACAATCTAATCTGAAATCACAGGAAACAAATGCTGCAACCCAAACTAAACTTCTTACCGCCACAGACGGAAGACAAAATGAGAATACTGTCCAAATAACTGCAGAGAGAGGGTATCAAAAAATACGAGAAGTTTATAGTGAATATAAATCCAAGGGTTTGATACCTCCTGACTTCCCTGAGTATTCATTCCCACAATTTGTAAACGCTCTTGAGTTATTTGAACAAAACGTTGCTAGTCAGTTTAACCCTGTTGAAGTTGCGCCTTTGACTAACATTCGAAACTATAAAACTTCACTCAGAAACTATTTTGAAGGTGTAAGGGGAGGTCAAACGTCATGGTTCAATAGATACTTGAACCCTAACCCAGTTATTCTAAAAACAGGTGAGAGAGCGTATTTCTTCAAAGAAATTGATTTGAAAGCTAAGTTAGAGGCCGAATCACAGTTACAGAAAATTATTACAGAATATAATTTACAACTTTCAAAAAATCCAACTTTAGGGGATGACGGACCATCTAAAATTACTAACCCGATTGTATATTCTACAATTAGTATCAAACCAGCACCTACAGAAAGTCAGATTAATTGGGAGGAAACAACAAAAATCCAAACGGGTATTTTGAAACCGAATCCTACGCAGATTAATCAATTGAAAGACCAGCTAAAAAACTTAACAACACCAATATATGAAACAAAAAATGTAAACGGTCAAACAACATTAGAAGATGTAAGACCTCCTTTTTTTGTTTTTGAGGGTAAAAACAGATTTGACAAAATAATTGCACTTCTTGAAACCCAAGCAAATAAAAAACTTTCAGAGTTTGAAGACTCAATTACGAAGAAACTCTTAGAAAAAATTGAGAGTGGAACAAACGGTATTGGCTTCAAACCAACAGTTAGAAATATTATCGCAGTTCTTATGGCATCAGCAGAGGCATTCATAAGACTTTTAGACGATGTTCACACTTCGGCTTGGGCTTTAAAATATGATGATGTCAGAAAAAAGGCGATTCTAGAAAATCCATCGTCAGCACCTGGTTCAGATACCGTTGATGAAATTAAAATAACAAGACAAGCGATTGAAAGTTCAACAGGTTTAAAATACGCTGAAATACCTGTTTACCCGAGAGGTCTCACCATGAAATTTAATCCCCCATTAGCGCCGCCACCTTTAGACAACCAAATAGAAACAAATCTTATTAACATTAACGCAATTGAATTTCCAACAGTTGGGGTTGCATACACTAATAAAGAAGAGATTAAGTTCTTCTATGAAATCTATGAAAGACAATTGGTAACATCGAGATACTCTAATTACATTAGGGCTAATCAAAATCAAATAGATGAGTTAATTAAGTTAAATACAGAAACAGAAGTTAACAATATTGTTAAAAGTTTAGGATTAAATTCTCCATACATAACAATGAAGTTGAAGAATTACGCAATTAACTCAAGTAATTATTTGTCATTTTTGGAGAACATATCAAACCAAGGGACTGGAAGAGCATGGCAAGATTTTATTAGGGATTTTTATGTAACACCATACTTGAGAAATTTGACTGAAAATTCATTTGCAATTCTGAATTTAGATGAACAGGGTAAGCTACCTCAATCCACAGCACAGTCTTTAGCATTGGAAAGTTTGGTAACAAATTCAACGAACATACCAAATGTGACAGATACTATCCCTTTCACGGACCCTCAGTGGAATATAAAAAATTTATCGAACGGAGATGGGTCAACTTTGGATGAAGTATATAACACCAACCGAGTTCTTACAATTTTTGACGCTAGAAAAATAATATCAAATTTCAACAACATTTATAACGTCAATGAAAAAAGACCAGTTACAAATTTTTCATATCTAAAAAATGACAACCCTAATTCAACAGTTACTGATTTGGCTGACAATGATGTTAGTTTGAGTTCTTTTTATCAAACGAGAACCCCGATTGACTTCATGGCGACCGAGGGTTACTATATTCACACCCCACCAACTTTTTCTGAAGATGTCCCGTTAGAAAACGAGTTTCCGAGATTGACAACTACGTCAATGTTGAACACACCATATTTTGTTAATGCAATACAGAATGGGGTTCAGAACCAAAGAGCGAGCTTAGCGTATCCATACGTTCAAGCAGGTTATCTTTTTATAAATTCTTTACCTTTAGCTTCCTTGAGAGAAAAATATAAAACACAAGCCAATGGTGCCCAAACTGATTTAGATTATATTGCATCATGTTTCAAAAAATTTGGTGCAATTCACAAACTACCCTATGCTTGGATTTTGAAATTTGGTTCGATATGGCATAGATACAAAGTCTACAAGCAATCGAATACAGATATATTACAAACAGCGTGGACAAATTTTAATCAAGTTCAAAACTTTTCGCCAATACAGAACTCTCCAAGTCAAACTTATTCATTCAAATATGGAACTGCTGATAGAGAAATTGCTTTGGAAAAAACAGATACAACTAATGTGAATCTACAGGTTGGATTTTACCCTAAAGTGATAAATGATTTTTATAAGTTTTGTATAGGTTATGATGTATATAAAGACTATACAAATGCCGAAATTCAGAACACCATTAAAGGTGGTATGAAAGTCTACAACTACGTTCAATCGAATATACAAACCCAACAGGAAGATAAAGTTCTGAGACTTACAACTTGGTCCGTTCTAATCCCTGGTGGGATTTCATCTACTGAGGAAAATTGTGGAACTGATAGTGTGACGAAACAAACAATTTATTTTGTTGTTCCATCCTTCGGTTCTTCCGTTAACCAAACATCAGACGAGTGTATTGTAAATACAAATAATCAATCAAGTACAGTTGTTAATTTAAATAATAATAGTGCGGTTTACAACGGTTCTGTAAGAACAATGTGGTCGGCTCCTAACTATGGGTATTTTGACGGTTCAGCGGTTGTCAAACCAACTCCAGAACAATACGTTAATAGAATTTTACCTAACACTGACGAACAATCACCATTCATATTATTAGATTCTAATGAGTATTCGAACATTGAAGAGATTTTTTCGGTTTTCGATAAAAAAATATTAGATAGTTTTGAACAAGAGTTTTTAAACTTCTGTAAGCCAATTACTGATGCAGATACAGCACCAACAAATCTTGGTATTGGTGAAACCTCAGTATCAGGTGATATTAATTTTAGAAACTTCCAATCCTTATTCAAAAGTTTGATTACCGTGATTCCACAACTTCCGGCAACAAATGAAACAGAGTATTTCAACGAAGTTATAAATTTACAATATTCAAATTCTCAGAACACACTCAGAGCCTTCATGGAATATGATGTTCTTTTTAAATATGGAAATCCTTCAAATTACAAGAGAAGAACTTTGGATTCCTACCTTTCACATGGTGGACAACCTGAGGTTACTGACCCTATACAATTTCAACCATATGTTCAAGGTTCTTTACCGAGTATAGGCGGGTCAACAACATTGACTCTTTCAAAGACACAAAATGTTGATGCTTGGTTAGCTTTGGAACTTGAAGTTGGATTCTCATCCATACCGAGTGTTGAGTATTCTTCGAATGGTTCTTACATAACTGATTTCTTCATAGATAACAACATCGAATTTACCTTACCCAACGTTACAATACTGAGTCCTATAATAAAGATGTATGCAACTTATAAGTTGAGTAATCCAAATTCTACCGTCGCTCAGTTCAAGAACGCTCTACAGGATTTACTAAATTCTGAGGAATTATTACAAAGTAATTTCTTGAATGACCTATTGGCTAAGCTTAACAAGGCATTACCAAATCAAAGTCAAATACCTCAAGGAACGATAAATAGTGTTTTTACGGGACAACAAAGTAAAGTCGAGAACTGGGAAGTGTTCAAAGCCTTAAATGATAAATGGATTGCTGGTGGTGATTACAAAACAAAAACTCTATTCGAAGACATTTTATTCTTGGATAGGGCTTCAAGAAACATTGGACAGACCGTTCTCTTAGATATCTTCGAGTTGAAAAATATGATTGGAAGAAACTCTCTGAATAATGCCATGAGTATCTTCACTTTGATAAGTGGTATTCTAATTAAGAATAACTTTACAGTAATGAACCTTCCGGCTTATGTAAACTTCTATAATATTCAAGATGTGGACGGAACAACAATACCTCAACCTGAGGGTTCTTTGGAATTTGCAAATAACATGTGGGGAACTTTCTTGAATGTTGATTATAGAAATTCATCACCTAAAATGGTTTGCACATATGTTGGAAAACCATCACAATATTTGGATTTACCAAAAGGAAATTTCAGATTTCGTGATGATGGATTTGAAATGAGAAGGGCGTCTGAAAATCCTTTGATTGAGAATCAGGAGGGAAAAAAAGACTGGGCGACATCAAATAAGTGCGTTGGTTTTAATGTCGATATCGGAAATAGAAATCAAAACATATTCTATTCATTCCAAGTCGAGCAAGCGTCAGGAGTGGCAACCTCGGAATCAATTAACACTCAATTGAATATTGTAAACCAATCCACAGGTAGAAATGTCGCAACACAAAACGTGTCACTCTATAATCTTTATAAACAAAGAAGTTATAAATGTTCTGTGGTTTGTTTAGGAAATGCTATTATTCAACCAACAATGTATTTCAATTTGAGACATGTCCCAATGTTTAACGGACCTTATCTGATTGATAGTATCAACCACTCTATACAGCCTGGAAATTTCCAAACAACCTTTACTGGTATCAGACAAGGAATTTATGATTTACCTGCAATTGATTCTTTCCTACAAAGTATTAATCAAAACTTATTAACAAGATTGGAGGCAATTTTGAAAATTAAGAAAGACGTTCCTAAACCTATTGCTAATACACAACAACAGAAAACAGACGAAGTAGTTCAGGTTTCAAATAATACATTGGATGCTCAAAATAGTTGCACATCAAAAGTTGACGTGATAACATATCAAGGATATGAGGTTCAATCTGGAACCGTAACAGAACTCACACCTCAGAAGTTCAAGGAGGCATTGGAAAGAGAAATTCCTGGTTCAGACAACACATTATTGAGATTCTACATATATGCGATTTCATATGTGAATAGTTTTGTCAAAAGCTCGAACACAGATGCGGGAAAGTTTGTTGGATATAATCACAACTTTTCATTATTATCACTCGATAAAAATTTCCAACCAATTCAAACAACAAATTTATATTTCAATAAAAAATATTGTTGTGTTAACGTGACATCCTCAGGTTCGTCAAATTCATTACCAATTGCTGCATTCAATAGTCTCAAGGAATATATTGGTTTTATGAGGTCTAGATTGGAAAACAATTTGGAAAGAATTAGACAATTGAAATTAACAAAATATTACGTGTGTTATTGGCCGAAAGAGAGTGTTGCTGAGAACTACTACGAGTTGAATGCCGAGTCAGAATTTTCAACGGTGATTGGAACAATGCAAGAAGCCTATGTTTCTGCGGTTCAACTTGGAATAATACCAAAAGAATTAGCAGAAAAGAATGATAAGGAAGCAAAAGAGATTCAAAAAGATACAACAGTCCCTACACCTCCACCACCTAATCCTGGACAAACATGCCCACCTCCAATCATAACAACATTTGCGCCAACGATTGGTAACTCAGGAACAATAGTTCAAATCAAAGGTAACTGCTTGGATTCAACAATAGCCGTATTCATAAACGGTGTTCAAGTTGAACCGAGAAATATAACCATAGTCAATCCTCAAACTATTAGAGTAGTTGTCCCCGAAGTGGGAACTACAGTATCAACAGGAAACATTAAAGTCGATACTTTCTATGGAACATTTACAACAGTTTCTACTTTCAATTTTGACCCATCAATTTCACCATCAGCGGCTTCATCTCCAGGTTCATATGTAAACAACGCAAGTAATGTTACTGCGGCTGCATCAGGTGTTATTACTAATCCACAACAGACTGGACCAAATCCTCTTGAGATTATAACTCAAACCAAAAACACAATTGGTGGTGATGAGTTGTTAGTTGTTAAAATATCTCCTAATAGTGGAACGTGGGAGATGGATGACCAACCCGTAATGTCCTACACATTATATACAATAAAGAAGGGTCCAAATAATTCAATCACAAGAACTGTTGAAAGTAGACAAAACACTAGACTTGTTGGTTTCGTTTCTCAAGATAAACAAACATTCACCTGTTCGAGAGCGGCATTAATAAGTGCTGAGTTTCAGGGTGAACTTGAGGACTATGAGGGCGACGAAATAGAAATAACAACACAAATTAAGATATTAGCTAATAATACGTCAACACAGGAAACAGTCCGACAAAATTACAATTTTTTAATTTATGTTCCACCTGCAACCCCATCGACCCAAACACCGCCAGGCTCATTAGTTATAGTGAGTAATACTAACAGTGGTGAACTACCTAATTTTTCGGGACCCGACATCTACAATATTAAAAAACCTACGGGAGGTTATGTTACTTTACAATTCAGTTGTCCGAACTTGATTCAGAAAGGTGAATTTGAGTTAGTTTTAATACCTGAGATAGAAATTCAGTCCATTGTAATAACAAATAATCCTGGCACAAAATATACTAATTTGGTTGAGACAAGTGCAAAAGGTAGATTCCAAGCTTCCGTAAGATATAAATCGAGCAGTTATACACACATCTTCCCGAACACATCAGACCCTGTTCCTATAAATGCCGGAGCAACAAGTCCTCCTTTCACTTTATAACATAACAATATATTTATAATAAAGAATTTTATGAGTTTAAAATCAACATTGGACAATTATTTAGGAAAATCGGTTAAATTTTCTGAAGAAGATTTGGGTGATGGAACTAAACAAGTTTGCGACTTAGAAACAGGAGACTGTTACGTAGTTAGAGAAAGAGATGGTCTAATCGAAAGAGCCGGACACATGCAAACTGCAAACAGAAAAGTAAGGGTTGAAACTTCAAGAGGTATAAAGCAATTACTAAATGGTTAAAACTATGAGTTTAGATAGAAAAATTATTAGCGAGATTGAACGCTACAGACAAATTAACAAATACATTGTAGAACAAGCAGAACTACCATTACCTGAAGACCCAGGTGCAATTCCTCCTCCGCCAGCAGCACCCGAAGCCGGAGCGGTTCCCCCACCACCAGCTGGTGAGGAACCAGCTACAGACACAGCACCTCAACCTATTGATGTAGAGAATGACCCTGACGTAGAGAAAATTGACGATGAGGGAAAATCAGAAGAGGGTGAAGGTGATGGAACTGAAGAGGTAGAAGTTACTGATTTAGTGGATAGTCAAAAAAACATCGAAAAGAAACAAGATGAGTATTTTAATAATTTATTTGGTCAATTAAATAACCTCGAATCCAAGCTCAAGGAAATGGATGGACTTATGTCTAAACTTAACTCTTTGGAGATGAAGATTGAAAAGTATAGAGAGAAAACTCCACAAGAAAAGTTAGAACTAAGAACATATGATTCATATCCATTCAATCAAAAACTTACAGACTTTTTTGAGGATAAAAAAGAAGAGATGGAAAAAACAGGTAAACATGATTATGTGTTAACAACGGATGATGTTAAAAACATCAACGTGAATGATATCAAAAACTCATTCCAACCTGGTGATGTAGATAGTTACGAAAACGAATTTAACAGATAAAATAAAGGGACTGAAAGGTCCCTTTTTAATTTGACATATAGGGATTTCCCAATTATAATTAATAAACAATAAAAACAATTCAAAATGACAAATGTATTAGATGCCGTATTGGCGCAGTATGAAAAAAATCAAATCGGGGGCGGGGCCCAATCCAAAATGTCGCAAGACGAAAGAATGAAAAAGTATTTCGCTTTAATCCTTGGTGATAAAGAGAAATCAGGTCAGAGAAGAATTAGAATTCTCCCTACACAAGATGGTTCCTCACCATTCAAAGAGGCTTGGTATCACGAAATCCAAGTAGGAGGTCAATGGCAAAAGTTCTATGACCCAGGAAAAAACGACAATGAGCGTTCTCCACTTAACGAAGTTTATGAAGAATTGATGAGCACAGGTAAGGAATCTGACAAGGAACTTGCTAAGCAATACAAATCTCGTAAGTTTTACATCGTAAAAGTTATCGACAGAGATAACGAAGCTGATGGACCAAAGTTTTGGAGATTCAAACACAACTACAAGAACGAAGGTATCTTAGATAAAATCATTCCAATTTGGAGAAACAAAGGTGATGTTACTGACCCTGAGAATGGTCGTGACCTTATCATCGAACTTGCTAAATCCAAAACACCTAAGGGTAAAGAATACACAACCGTATCTGCGATTATGTATGATGACCCGGCTCCTGTTCATACAGACAAGGACCAAGCTAAAGAGTGGATTAACGATGAGTTAAGTTGGACTGATGTATACAGTAAGAAACCTGTTGAGTACCTTGAGGCAATCGCAAGAGGTGAAACTCCAAAGTGGGATACTGAAAAAGGTGGATATGTTTATGGTGACAGCACAGTTTCTGAGGAAACACTCGGTGGTTCATCAAAACCAACTACCAAAAAGGTTCAAGACCCACAAGCAGATTCTGAAGTAGACGAAGATTTACCATTCTAATTTTATAACAAGGGCGGTGTTGAGCCGCCCTTATTTTTATGTAACACAATATGGCTATTAAGAAAAACGATTTCGGTAATTTAAAAAAGAAGTTCTCAACTTCAGCAAGATATAAACCACAAAGATTTTTGGACTTAGGTTCTGACTTTTTGGATGCAGTTGGACTTCCAGGTCCCGCAGTTGGACATATCAACATGTTCCTCGGGCACTCAGATACAGGTAAAACAACTGCAGCCATCAAAGCTGCGGTAGATGCTCAGAAGAAAGAAATACTTCCTGTATTCATAATCACAGAACAGAAATGGAGTTTTGACCACGCCAAACTTATGGGTTTCCAATGCGAAGAAGTTGTTGATAAAGAAACAGGCGAACTTGATTGGGATGGATTTTTCTTATTCAATAACAATTTCAGTTACATTGAACAAATCACAGACTACATCAATCAACTCCTTGATGCACAAGAAAAAGGGGAATTGAATTACAGTTTATGTTTTATATGGGATTCAGTTGGTTCTGTTCCTTGTAAAATGACATACGAAGGTAAAGGTGGTAAACAACACAACGCATCTGTGTTATCAGATAAAATTGGTATGGGTATCAACCAAAGAATCTCAGGCTCTAGAAAGGCAGACACCGAATACGAAAATACACTTATTATTATCAACCAACCATGGGTAGAACTACCCGACAATCCTTTTGGTCAACCAAAGATTAAGGCTAAAGGTGGAGAATCAGTTTGGTTAAACTCATCATTAGTTTTCCTTTTCGGAAATCAAAAAGGTGCTGGAACTACCAAGATTACTGCTACCAAAGACAAACGCTCAGTGAAATTTGCAGTAAGAAGTAAAATCTCAGTTATGAAAAATCACATCAACGGATTGGGTTTTGATGACGGAAAGATTATTGTTACTCCTCACGGGTTCTTGGCTGGTAAAGATTCAACCGAAGAAAAAGCGTCTATCGAGGCCTACAAAAAAGAATACGCCGACTATTGGAAAGATATTATCGGTGCTGAAGGGGATTTTACACTCACAGAAGAAAAAGAAGATTGATTGTTCACCATTAAATTGAATATGTGACGAAGACATTGTTGGTGGATGGGGACAACCTATTCAAAATTGGATTTCACGGGGTCAGAGACCTTTATAGTGACGGTTCTCATATAGGTGGAGTATATCACTTCATCAACACAATCAGGAGATTTTTAGAGATGCATAATCACGATAAAGTGATTGTATTTTGGGACGGTGATTCTAACTCATCAATCAGAAAATCTTTATACCCACAATACAAGGGTAATCGTCGTCAAGACATGAATGAATACAAATACGAATCTTACTTGCAACAAAAGGCAAGAGTAAAGATGTATTTGGAGGAGGTCTATGTGCGACAAGTCGAAATGATTAACAATGAAGCTGACGACCTAATATCCTATTATACTCAAATAGCGACCGATGAAGAGATTATCATATTCTCGGCAGACAAAGACTTAACACAGTTAATTAACCCAAGGGTGACCATCTATTCACCCGTAGGTAAAGGTTATCTAAAGAACGGGGATAAGGTAACAATCAATAAAGTGGATATTCCACATTACAACGTTACTTTGACAAAAATCATGACAGGTGATAAGTCAGATAATATAGATGGTATCGAAGGCCTGGGTGAAAAAACTTTAGTAAAACTTTTTCCGATTATGCTTGAAAAACAATGCACTATCGAAGAAATATTGGATTATGCACGAAATATCCCGCAAAAAAAACCTATTAAAAGTTTATCTAATATTTTGACAGGAAAGACAAAAAGCGGTATACTTGGAGAACAGTTCTACAGAATAAATAAACAAATTGTTGATTTGAATACACCCCTAATAACCGACGAAGGTAAAACCTTAGTAGAACAAATCTACACAGACACCATAGACCCAACAGATAGGGGATATAAAAACTTAATGAGATTGATGATGGAGGACGGACTCTTCAAATATCTCCCCACAAATGATGAGGCATGGGTTAATTTCCTCAAACCTTTTTTAAAATTAATAAGAAAAGAAAAACGAAAGAAATGATAGACTACACTTTATCAGATAAACTGAAAATTCAGTATCAAACTGCGAAACCTTTTCCATACATTGTGATTGATAATTTTTTACCAGACTTCTTACTAAAAAGTTGTTTAGAAGAAATTAAAAAACACAAGAAATGGTTTTCTAATGAAGAAGAATGGGTTGAAGAGTTTGAGAAAAACAAATTATATTACCCAACACATTCTACCGATATGGAAGAGTTTAAAAACTACCTTCCTATTACCAATATGATTACAGAGTATATGAATTCAGAACCATTTATTAAATTTTTAGAAAATTTAACAGGGTTTGAGAAATTATATAGAGACCCTATAATGTTGGGAGGGGGAATACATAAAATAAATAAAGGGGGTAAGTTATCTATTCACATTGATTATAACCAACACCCTGGTAAAAAATGGAAACGTAACTTAAATCTATTACTTTATTTAAATGAAACTTGGTTGAAAGAATGGGGAGGTAATTTAGAGTTATGGGGTGGAGACCCTTGGAAAAAAGAAATAGAGATAGAACCAATATTCAATAGAGCGGTTATTTTTTCTATTGAAGATGCACCTCATGGGCATCCACTACCATTAAAAACACCTGATGATGTGTCAAGATATTCATTAGCACTTTATTACTTCACCGATGAAGAAGTAAAAAACAAACACACAGTTATCTTCTACAAAGAAGAAGAATTGGGTATAAATGAAACAGATAACTTATTTAAATTTTAAGCAAATACAAACAAAAATTAAACAAACATGAAAGAGCAAGACAGCACAAAAATGGAATTTCTATTGACCCTCAATGAAAACATTGTTGTTCAGAGGTTTTTTAATGTTCGTGGTTACAACCCGAAAGCTAAGAACTCTATGGAACTTTATGGATTCATGAAGGCATTCAGTGAGGAACTCCATTATTATCTAAAAATGAAGACTGTGATTTACATGATGGATAACAAGGACGCCATCAATGATAATCCAGCAATTATGGAAACATCGTTCACAGAAGGTCCTGAATTTTTCAACCTTTATGTCAAGTTGGGCGACACGACAATTTGTCATAGAAGAATTGATGGAAAACTTTATCCACCAAAAGTTCGTTATACAGTTGACGTAAGACCATTCTTGAAAGAATTACTTAGAGAATTAACTGACATTTTTTCAGCAAAAAAATTAACTCACGAGTATTTGGAATTTGACCTTATCTAAGGACTATTTAAATTATAAGGGGGGAATCACAGAGAGTTTATGAATAAGAATTTTGACTACTTAGGTAATACATTTCAGATACAATTAATAAATCAAATAATCCTTGATAAGGACTTTTCAAGTTCAATCTTGGATGTTATTGAGAGTTCATATTTCGATAACAAATACTTTAAAATCATTATTCAAATGATTAAAGAGTATTATGTAAAATATGAATCAACACCAAACTTCGAAACTTTAGAACAAATTATAAAGTCCGAGGTTAGTCAAGAACTTGTAGCTAAAATTGTTTTAGATACTCTCAATCAAGTAAAAGATGCACCATTAGAAGGAACTCAGTTCGTTCAAGAGAAGGCATTGAAATTCTGTAAACAACAAGAGTTACAGAAAGCAATGGACAAGGCACAAAAGATAATCACTGAGGGTGATTTCGAATCCTACGATAAAGTCGAAGGTCTTGTTAGAGAGGCTCTTCAAGTTGGTGAAATCGAGAAAGGACAATCAGACGTATTCAACGATTTGGAAAATGTTCTTGTTGAAGATTATAGACACCCAATTCCAATGGGTATTGCAGGAATTGACAAACTACTCAAAGGTGGTTTAGCGAAAGGTGAGATTGGTGTTATCTTGGCACCAACAGGTGTTGGTAAGACAACCGTCCTCACAAAAATTTCTAATACAGCTTTCAATATGGGATATAACGTTCTTCAAATATTTTTTGAGGACAACCCAAAAATTATCCAAAGAAAACATTTTACCATTTGGACTGGCATAGAACCCGATAACTTGGTTTTCCATAAAGAAAAAGTTATGGAAAAAATTACTGAGATTAAGGAAACGATGCAAAACAAATTAGTTCTTAAGAAATTAGCTTCAGATACAATGACCATGAATCAAATAAAGAATCAGGTCAGAAAAATGATAGCGGATGGAACAAGGATTGATATGATAGTAATGGACTATATTGATTGTGTTCTACCAGAATCAAGTGCTAAAGACGAATGGAAAGCCGAAGGTTCAATTATGAGAGCATTCGAAGCCATGTGTCATGAACTTGACATAGCTGGTTGGACAGCAACCCAAGGTAATAGAAGTTCAATCTCATCTGAGGTTGTTACTACTGACCAAATGGGAGGTTCAATTAAGAAAGCCCAAGTCGGTCACGTCATCATAAACGAATTACTTGAAATAGATACGGAATCATCTGTAACCTTCTTAGGTTTTGAAGAACAACAAGAAGAAAGAAAAAGAGATAGAGTTAAGGAGCTTCTCGAGAAAAGAAAAGAAAGAGAGCAACAAAAAAATCCATAATTAAATATCTACTTTATAACAAAAAAACTTATTTTTTTTTAATTAATTTTGTGGTCGGAAAGTGTTCGACCGCATATTTATCATAAAAATCGACGATTTTTTGATAAAAACTTACACAACAAAAACTACAAAAAATGGACATTTCGAACAGGATTTTATCGGAGATTACAGTATACATGAAGTATGCTAAGTATATTCCCGAACTTAAGAGAAGAGAAACGTGGCAAGAATTAGTCACAAGAAACATGGAGATGCATATCAAAAAGTATCCCAAACTAGAAGAAGAAATCAGAGAGAACTATAAATACGTTTATAGAAAACAAGTTCTTCCTTCAATGAGGTCAATGCAATTTGCAGGTAAACCCATTGAAATTTCTCCAAACAGAATTTACAACTGTGCATTTGCACCGATTGATGATTGGAGAGTATTTTCTGAAATCATGTTCTTACTCTTAGGTGGAACAGGTGTTGGATACTCAGTTCAAAAACACCATGTTGAGTTGTTACCTGAGGTTAGAAAACCAAATAAAGAGAGAGGTAGAAGATGGTTAGTTGCAGACTCTATCGAGGGATGGGCTGATGCTGTTAAAGTATTAGTCAAGTCATACTTCTTTGGTGGTTCTCATATCGAGTTTGATTATAGTGATATCAGACCAAAAGGTGCTAGACTTGTAACATCGGGTGGTAAGGCTCCTGGTCCTCAACCACTGAAAGAATGTCTAATCAAATTAGAAGGTATTTTAGAAGCGAAAGAAGATGGAGAAAAATTAACTCCAATCGAAGTTCATGACATGGTATGTCACATTGCGGACGCAGTGTTAGCTGGTGGTATCAGAAGAGCGGCTTTGATTTGTTTATTCTCAGCAACTGATGAAGATATGATTGGTTGTAAAAGTGGTGCTTGGTGGGAACAAAATCCACAAAGAGGAAGAGCTAATAACTCAGCAGTATTGATGAGACACAAAATTACAAAGGACTATTTTATGGACCTTTGGAAAAGAATCGAAGCAAGTGGTGCTGGCGAACCTGGTATCTACTTAAGTAATGACAAAGATTGGGGAACTAACCCATGTTGTGAAATTGCACTTCGTCCTTTCCAATTCTGTAACTTGACTGAAGTGAACGTTTCAAATGTCGTATCTCAAGAAGATTACGAAGATAGAGTTAAGGCTGCTTCTTTCATTGGCACTCTTCAGGCAGGATATACTGATTTCCATTATCTAAGACCAATTTGGCAAAGAACTACAGAAAAAGATGCCCTTATTGGTATCTCAATGACAGGAATTGGCTCAGGAGCGGTTATGGGTCTCAACATGAAATCAGCGGCTAAAGTGGTAAAAGAAGAAAATGAAAGAGTAACATCCCTAATTGGTATTAATAAGTCGGCTAGAACCACAACAGTAAAACCGGCAGGAACTACCTCACTAACACTTGGAACTTCATCAGGTATTCACGCATGGCATAACGATTACTATATCAGAAGAGTTAGAGTTGGTAAAAACGAAGCAATATACACACACCTAAAGAATAATCATCCTGAACTTGTTGAAGATGAATATTTCAGACCACATGACACTGCAGTTATTAGTATACCACAAAAGGCACCTGAAGGGTCTATCTTAAGAAATGAATCACCCATTCAACTCTTAGAAAGAGTTAAAAAGGTTCAACAAGAATGGATTAAACCAGGTCATAGAAATGGTTCAAATGCACATAACGTATCTGCAACAGTTTCTATTCGTGAACATGAATGGCCGGCAGTTGGTGAATGGATGTGGGAAAATAAGGAACATTATAATGGACTTTCAGTTTTACCTTACAATGGTGGAACATATATTCAAGCACCTTTTGAAGATTGCACAAAAGAAAAATACGAAGAGCTATTACAAACGCTAAAAGATGTTGATTTGTCAAAAATTGTTGAAAATGATGATGATACTGATTTAAGTGGAGAACTAGCATGTGCTGGAGGAGCTTGTGAGATTACATTGGTATAACCTATGAAAAATAATGAAGATAAAAGGGTCGAGCCTAAAAAACTTGACCCTTCTTATTTCTACGAAGAGAACGGTAGAATAGTGTTCACAGAGAATTATCACACTAACAGAGGATATTGTTGTGGAAATAATTGTAGACATTGTCCATTCGAACCGAGAGCTGAAAGAGGAAATACTATATTAAAAAAATAATCCAACTATATTTATACAATATGGCAGATGGAATTACATATGGTATAAATTTCCCCTTTAGGGATTCGAGGAAAGGAGACTACTTAGCACTTACTGAATTTGAGGCTCAGGAAATCAAAGCTGACCTTCTACATTTAATTCTTACAAGAAAGGGTTCGAGATATTTTCTACCAGAATTCGGAACGAGACTTTATGAATTTATATTTGAACCTTTCGATGGGTTGACATTTGCAGCAATCGAATCAGATATCAGAGATGCGGTTTCCCAATTTATGCCAGAGTTACTTTTGAATAATATAACAATAGAACCTGCTGATATCCAAGAGGAAATCGATTCAGCCAATACTCCAAACATCGCAGGTCCTGGTGATATATCAATATATCGTTTCCCGGGTAAAGGGACTTCTGAATATACCGCAAAATTAAGAATTGACTATTCAACCGAAAGGAATGCGTTTGGTCAAAGTGATTTTATAATTGTCAATATTTAAAATAGATGGCGAACAGAAAAATATCATATACTACAAGAGATTATCAAGCAATAAGAACCGAGCTTCTTAATTACGTCAGAACATTCTACCCTGAATTAATTCAGGACTTTAATGATGCATCTGTTTTTTCAGTGTTCTTAGACATGAATGCCGCGATTGCCGACAATTTACATTACAATATCGATAGAAGTATTCAAGAAACAGTATTACAATACGCACAACAAAGGTCATCTGTTTATAACATAGCAAGAACTTATGGATTAAAGGTTCCTGGTCAAAGACCTTCAGTTGCACTTGTTGACTTTTCAATTACCGTTCCAGCCTTTGGAGACAAAGAAGATGAAAGATACCTCGGAGTTTTAACGAGAGGTTCACAGTTTACCGGTGGTGGGATTGTTTTTGAAAATATTAATGATATTGATTTTGCATCACCATACAACTCTCAAGGTTTTCCAAACAGATTGAAGATACCAAATTTCAACGCAAACAATGTCTTGATAAATTATACAATTACCAAGAGAGAACTTGTCGTAAATGGTATAAGACCATTCTTAGAGTTATTCCTACCTGAAAAAAATGTTCTAGGTATCACAAGTGTATTGTTGAAAAATGGAACTGAATATACTAACATCCCTTCAGTTGCTGAATTCTTGGGGGCACAGAATAGGTGGTATGAAGTTGACTCATTGGCCGAAGACAGAATCTTTGTTGAAGACCCGACCAAAGTTTCAGACCAGCCTGGTATAAAAGTAGGAAGATATATTCAAACTCAGAATAGGTTTATTTCAGAATACACAGCCGAAGGATTCAAAAAATTAACTTTCGGAGGCGGAACAAATACCGCACAAGATGCATTAGATGAATTTACAACTTTAGGTTTGACTGCTGAAATACAAAGATACTCTAATAATATGTCTTTGGGTGCGGCTTTAGTCCCTAATTCGACACTGTTTATTCAATATAGAATCGGTGGTGGATTGGCAACAAACTTGGGAACAAATGTAATCAATCAAATCGGAACGGTTTCGTTTTATGTTAACGGACCATCAGAATCGACTAATTCGTCAGTGGTTAACTCATTGAGATGTAATAACGTAACAGCAGCTGTTGGAGGTGCTGGAGTTCCAACAGTAGAAGAGGTTAGAAACTATGTTTCATTCAACTTTTCGGCACAAAAAAGAGCTGTTACGGTTCAAGATTATGAATCATTGATAAGAACAATGCCATCACAATATGGTGCACCTGCCAAAGTTTCAATTACCGAAAATGATAATAAGATTCTCATCCAATTATTATCATATGACACCTCAGGAAAACTAACAAGTATTGTCTCAAACACGTTGAGACAAAATGTTGCAACTTATCTTTCTAATTACAGAATGATGAACGACTATATTTCGATTTTGACTGCAGAAGTAATTGACCTTTCTTTTGAAATTTCAATTGTTCTCGACTCCGCACAAAATTCAGGACAAGTTATTACCGCTGTAGTGGATAGAATCTCTGCATACATGGACCCACTCGGAAGAGAAATGGGTCAGAATGTAAATTTATCTGAACTCGAAAGTATTGTTCAAAACCAAAACGGAGTTCTGACAGTTGCTGACGTAAAAGTTTTTAATAAAGTAGGTGGTCAATATTCTTCAGCCGAAACGTCAATGGAATATTCAGACCCAGAAACAAAACAGATACAACCTGTAGACAATACAATCTTTGCACAACCCTCACAGGTTTACCAAGTTAGATACCCAACAAAAGATATCAAAATCTTAGTTAAGAATTTCCAATCTGTAACCTTTTCTTAATTAGTTTATTTCGTAATCAATTCACTTATTTTTAAGTGGTGTGTGATTTCGTCTTTGAAAATTACAGTTAAACTATTTATTGAAAAACTAGTTGATGGGTCAATCCTATAGAATAAGAACCGAATTAGGTGTAAACAAAACAATTAATGTTCAACTCGACCAAGACTTTGAATTTTTAGAAATTCTGTCTTTGACAATACAACAAACGGATGTTTATATAAGAGCTTGTGCTGATTACGGTGTGGTTGTAGGAAGAGTTACTGCTAATAACGGATTTGGATTACCCAACGCAAGGGTCTCGGTTTTTGTTCCTATCACTGAGGTAGACCAATCGAACCCTATCATTTCAAGTATATATCCTTATAAGTCTCCTGAAGACAAAAATGAAGATGGATATCGATACAATCTCCTACCTTACGAAAGGTCACATAGCGGACACAATCCTACAGGAACTTTACCAAGTAGGCTTGATGCATTGACCGCGTCTACGGTTGTTGAGTTATACGATAGGTATTACAAATTTACCGCAAAAACAAACGAAAGTGGGGACTACATGATAATGGGAGTTCCGGTTGGTAATCAACAATTTGTGATGGACGTTGATTTGTCGGACATGGGTGAATTCTCATTGACACCACAAGATTTAATTAGAATTGGAAGGGCAACGGAATCACAAGTGGCGGGAAATAGATTTAGAAGCTCAACTGATTTGAATTCTCTTCCTCAAATTGTAAATTTGAATAGAACAATTGAAGTTAGTCCTTTATGGGGTGACCCTGATGTTTGTCAAATAGCAATCAACCGACTTGATTTTGATTTGAGGGATGATGCAAACATTGACATACAGCCTACTTCTGTTTTCATGGGTTCGGTTTATTCCACACCTGACAAGTTTAGGTTAAGACCCGATTTGAAATTAGGTTCTATAACAATAAGGGGTGGTAAACCGAGAGATAATTTCGGTAACCTATGTTCACTTGTTGCAGGACCTGGTCAAATACTTGCAGTAAGACAAACAATTAATACTGACTTGAGCGGCAATCCAATTCTTGAAGAATACAGATTGGAACAAAGTGGAAATTTAATAGACGAAAATGGGGTATGGTTGGTAGAACTCCCAATGAATTTGGATTATTTAGTCACAAACGAGTTTGGTGAAAAAATTCTATCAAACGACCCAACGATTGGAATTCCCACTAAGGGAAAATATAGATTTAAAATTAAATGGCAACAATCAAATAGTCTAAGTGAATCTGTCAAAAGACCGTATTTTTTAGTTCCAAACGTTAGAGAGTATGGTTGGAGTAGCACTGCGGTTGACCCAAACAATCCTAATGTTAACCCTCCTTTACAACAAAGAAATCAACTAAAAAGTTCTTATTATTTTGGGCTAGATTGGTCAGGTTATACTAACGGGTTTTCTGTTCAGGACGCAACAACAAAACTTAATGAGATGATAAACTGTGAAGACACATTTTATCAATTCGAATATAATAGAGTTTATACAGTTTCAGGTTTGATAGACCAATATAAAGATGGGGGTAGAGGAAGGTTTATAGGAATCAAAGAAATTGATGATGATTCATGTTCTGACACAGTGAATAAATTTCCGGTAAACGAAGGGTTCAAAAACTTTGACTTTTTATTTTTTATTGTCTCACTTTTACTTCAACTCCTTCAGATTGTTTCAATCCCACTTTTAATTGCACTCCATTTTATAGTCTTCTTTTTAAATCTTTTGTTGGGTTTGAAAAATATCCTTATTGGTTTATTTGCGGCTTTAGTTGGATATCATTTATACCTTTTCGGAAAAGGTGTTATTAAAGGTATTAAACTTTATATTGAAGCTGGTAAGTTAACTGCGGCTGGTGCAAACTTGGTTGGAACTGGAGTTGCATCTATTGCTGGTGCTGCTTTAAAATTTTTGGCAGGTCAAAAAACTACAGAAGCAAAAGATACTTTAGCAATTGCAGGGAAAAACTTAGCAATTTCAATAAAATATGGATTATCTATTTTTGCTATAAATAAAATATACCAAATTTTCCGAGGTCAGAAAATAAAAGTTATATCCCTACCGGTATTAACATATCCAGACTGCCAAGGTTGCGAGTGTAAACCAAAAGATATATCTCAAGACCAATCATTAACATCAAGTCAAAGTGGATTACTCTCAAGATTCTCAGATTCAATTCAATATTATGAAAAATTATTAGCAAGCCCTTATGTTCAGTCGTTCGATGAGGATAGTAGAGATGCGGTGGCACTTGCATTCGCAAGTGCTGCGGGTGGAAATGACGGTGACCCATTCAGTAGAAACTCATACAAGGTTATGGATTCAGGGGATGATGGTAGTATTTTTATAGATGGTTGTCCTGTTGATTTTTTCGCTTACTCAAATTATCTCCCCTTAGGTGAAAGAGTTAATATTTTTAACACGAGAAAAAAATATTTTGATGGTGTTAATCGTATCAAAGTTACATTTAATTCACCAAATAATTTGGTTAATCACTTGGATAATACACTTACAATCTTTTTGTCAGACAAACTTGAAACTGGCACATTGTTAAGTTTTGTTAACCCCTTAGATACAACCGACGTTAACTTTAATTTCACAGGAAATACACCACAAACAAGTGGTATTTATGGACAGGCTCTTAATCCTGGTCCATCAACATATAATGTGGGATATTGTGACCCTAACAACCCTTATAGTAACCTCACAACAACCTACCAATTAAATAGAGGTTCCGAGATAACGGGGTATACATATCCGGCGGATATCGAATATTATCAAGTAATTACTGCACTAACAATAAATCAAGCGATAAACTTATTTGGTGGAGCTCCAGATGAATCTTTACCGCAAATTGTAAATTCAGGGACGGTTATTATTGGAAATAATCAGAAACACATTAAAATTCTTGGTATTTGTATCAACACTGGTTGGCTCAACGGATATTACACCAACGAAATTCCTTATTCACAAATTTTCCAAGATTATGGAAATCAGTATATCACAATCTTACAAAGAGGTGTTGACCCGTATTCACCAACCTACGTGAACAAATACGGTTTAGGAGTTCTTTTTGGTTTCAATGACCCTGATGCATTAACCTTGACCGCAGAAACAAGACTTAATATTCCAATCCAGAAACTTAATTCCAATATAATGAGCGTTCAACCATTCACACAAAATGGTCAATCTGAAATATTTTACCCATCTCATTTCTTCAGGGGTGGTATAAATAACACGACTGAAATAGGAAAACAGTGGTCAGCATTCACAACTTTCAACGTGGGATATTATAGTAGTTTGGATAGAACAACTAATCCATCTGGTTCATTAGATTTTTCAAACGGAGTCGTTTCTAGCCCATATAATGGTGCATACTCATCTATTGTAACAACACCTTCACAACGTGTTGGAAAATATAATACAGCTGAAGATATTTCTGGTGCAGCTTTCTTTTATGTTCAAGAATCTGGAAGGAGACCCAAAGATGTAGAAATAACCTATTACACAAATGTGTTCTTACCATCATTTACAGGTAATCCAATGAATATTTCCACTAACACTCTAAATGTGATGAGAACCGACAGATTACCCTCTTCAGATAACTTGGATGGTGGAACTTGGACATTGAATCCCGCTTTGTTACAACAAAACATTGGTTTTGCAATTTATCAAATCTCTGCGTATGGTGAAGGTGCAATTTCAGTGGATGCTTACAGCACAGGTGCGGACATAACAACCGCAGATATTGTAGGACAATACAGTTACACCAACGTTATAGATACATTAAATCTTTGTTCACAAATAGTTTCACTCAAATGTTACGAGGGAAATGGAACGACATTTAAAGTGAATACAGGATGCACTGAAACTGATGCAGTAGTAAGCGGATGTTACCAGTTCTTACGAAGACCACTTTTGGATATTGGAAAAGATATTAGAAATTTTAATGAGTGGGCATATAGATTCCGATTTAACTATGGTTTGTGTAGAGGGGTTTTGTCTCAATCATTTACGAATAATTGGATAAACGGTTCTTTATTTATGTTCCCAATCCAAATAGATGTATTTTTTGATTTGAACAATAAACCTTTGGCACCAAAGTATCCTTCAAGGTTAACTTATTTTGATAGTGATACAAACAATTTTTATTTTAGAAGTAGTCCATTTTTAAGTGGTTCAACATCTTCGAGATTTATAGGTTCCCCCGCAAATACATTAGGGCCACAATATTCAATTAATTCGAGAAATCTTTTATTTCCAACAACAATCATAAATTTGGGTATGAAGGATTCGTTTTACCAAGAAATTATAATGGAGGCATCCGCAAAGGCTTATGTGATGTCAAATCTGAATCCTACAAGTTACTCCGACACATCAGATATTGTAAACCTATTTGTTCTTTCTAGAATCACGAGTGCGACTTTCTTACAACAAATGTTGGGATTGAGAGATAACTCAATCAATAGTTTATTCACGAGGTCATCGACAGTTGGAATTATTCAACCTAAGAATAGGGTGGATGCCGACTTGGTTCAAATGATGTCAATTAATAGTGAAATTGGAATAGTTCCTTTCAGCACAGAATTTTATCCTTTTGATGCAAATGACCCGAACAATGCTGTTGTAGTTTTACAAACCGCAGGTAATAATGTTATGGGAATATTCTTCTCATCCTCAACTGCAGATTTACAGATAAAAGACTATATTTCACCAGGGGTTATTAACTTCAGACCAGCATCTAACGCAAATGCACTGACATATCCTTTCGGTATTAAATCACAAAGAGTTCCTTTTTATCAGTGGGGTTTAGAAGGCGGTAATTCAATTTTTGGAACTGAAAAAAATAATTGGAAAACGAACATATCAGATGGTATTATCTCTTACGAATATCAATCTTTGAGTAGAAGATTTACGAATGCACCATCTTATTTCAGTGGTTCATACAACAACGTAAGTGACATATATCAAAGAGGTTATATTTTTGCTGTTAACCAAAACCAACAATATTCTGCAACGGCTGGAACTTGGACAAACAATTTTATGATTGGTGCTCCAAACCAGTTTTACTTTGGATTAGTTGCAGGTGCGTCTGCTTTGGATAAATTTAAGACAAAATATAGTGCAGATGAATAACTATAAAATTATACCGAGTAGTCTGACTTTCCAAAGTGCTCCTTTTGTTGACCAGGAAATCACCTTGACCTTACAAGAAAAACAACAAGAAATTACTGAATATGATAGAAGTCAAACAATAAGTTTAGCTCAGGTTTATGACGATGAGAGACAGGAATCTACAGTCTTCAGACCGACATTCAAACTTAGTTATTTGTATTCCAACACTTATACAGGAACAACTGAATACATTCCATTTAGAAATAATCTGTTTTATGTAAACCCTGAGGTTTCAACGGTCAGCACAATTTGGAAAGGATTCCCTCAGTTTTATGAGTTTGATTTCTACAGACCCGATGTTAAAGACCAACATTTTCCATATAAATCTAAAAGTGCTTATACCTACAATTGGACATATTATCTAACATATCCTTACGAAAACCAATATAATAAACAATTAACATATTATTCTAATAACACACCAATCAATTGGGTTGCAGGAGACGGAATTCCATTTGAAATATTTAACTCACAACAAAATGGTGACAACATAATAAGTTTTAGATGTATTGCTCCTCATGGAGTTTTACCTAATGAATATGTCGAACTATCACTCACATATAGGAATGAAAAGATTTTCCAAGTATATTCTTTAGGTAACGGATTAGTTGAATCTGACCCTTATATCTTCAATGTTTTAAATGTTGGATACACTGGCTCTACTTTCAACAACGGAACTAGAGGAACTTTTAAAAGAGTTATCAATCCAGATAATCTTAATGAGACTAAATCGAAATACTACATCAAAAAACTAAAGGTTGTGACAAATTTGGACGATATCATTGTAACAAAAGCTGGTTTTGAAAAAAATGTTTTTGGTGAAGAAAGAAAATTTGAATACAGTTCGATTACTCCCAATAAAGTCACGAGGGTTTCTCAGAAGACAAGTAGTAACGCTTATTCGTTCACGTCCGCATACGATTTGGATTTCGCTTCCCTAAAAGATAACAACGGTAGACCGTTAAACGAGATTAATCTAACTGTGATAAATAAAGGTTATTCAGGTTATTTCAATCAGCCTAATAATGGTGTCGGAATAAAACAGGGATGGGAATTCAATCTTTCAAAAAATATTAATCCGTGGTGGGATTTGAATAACACACAGTCAAACTCATCTATTCAAACATCAGCATATACTTTGACAAGTGGTGTAACAAAGACATTCACTTATAATTTAGACTTGAAAAGAGCAGATGTTATTGATGGTGATTTTTGTGAGTGGAATGATTATGAACAAATCGAAAGGGTCATATCAAAATACTATCAAAAAATAAAATACAATCAAAGTGTGTTTCAAACAACAAATAACAGTAATACGAACTCACCTGGTTTTTACTATGAGCCACATATCCCTATGACCATAAGAATATTTTCAGATTACATCGAAACAGGAAATGTCGACGCGATTGAGAATATACCAAGCTGGGCTTTTTATTCTACCCAAGACAGAGAATTCAGATGGAGAGACCTATACACATATGGATTCAAAGATAGTTCAAACAGGGGTGTGGATTATCCTTTCTTTAACACGGCGCATTACCCTTTTGTATCTGCCGTATTTAGATTAATACCTGAGGGAATAGATTACAATGAATCTATTTTAGGTGTAGATGAACCAATTAAACCTTTGATAGATGGATGTGAATAAATTTCAAATTTTAAGAGAGGGGGGAATATCCAAACAAATTAATATTCCGATTCAGATGACTTGGGATTATTTGGGTTTGGATGACTCTATTGATGAATATGAAACTCAAATAGTTAAAGAGGTTATTGGTGATGGTAGAGACTTTGAGGTAACAAGATTTAGTCACGCCCCACATAACAGCCCCTCAATCTTTATCAATCCAACGACGGGCCAAGTAACTCAATCAAATATAGTTGGAGGTTCAGACTCTACTGTATGTAATTATGAATTTTATTTTTATTCAGGTGGTTCGATTAATGATTTGAATAATTGGCAGATTAACTACTTAGGAGAAGGATTTACACCTCAAGACTTATACTACTATAATAACTCATTTACGAACTCGTTTTTTAAGTTGGACCTTTATGACACTCCTGATGAAAAAAGACAAACAAACTACCTAACAATCATCATACCAACCCAACAAGGTCTGAAGATGGACACTCGAATGCAAAGAGCCACAGTCTCAGTAAAGAAACCAAAGTTTATTTTGGATTTCATCGGAGACAAAGAGGGTTTCTTTATCTACTGGTTAAAGAAAAGAGAATTTTTGAACATATCAACATTCTATATGTCAGCCAAGTTTTATAACGCAGGAACTGGTCAATTTACCAAAATGATGACAGGTAGAGGATGGGACCCTCAAAGTTCGACTCCTCCTTGTCAACAACAATGGCCAACTCCATTTAATGTTGATAGAACCTTGGGACCACAGTCATGTATGTCGGTAGGAGAAAGAAATACATTCGACAACACACAATATTTTTATTACACAGTTCAAATAGATTATCCAACACAAACATATCAGGTGTATAATACTGCTGGACAAAGATTGGGAACAAGTATACCCATAAAATGGTTTGAATATATAAATCCATGAGTCAAGATTACTATAAGGTTATTATTTCACCTGAGACCGTAAAAGGGGATATTGCTGTTGTAAATTACAATAATACTTCAGTCGGTGTATATTCTGCAATGACCAAGGTTGTGAGTTCAGGACCTGGTGGGTCCTCGTTATTGAAGGAGGTGTCGGTTCCGATATTACTTAGACAAAGTGCGGTTGATTGTGGCTATTATAGTCCTTTTGACGGAGCGGTATTACAGAAAGATGTTGTGGCGAATTTTTTGTTCTCAGCAACTACTGGAAGTCCAATGACATATTATGTTTATAATACTTCGGACCAATTCCAAAATTTCTTGCAGCTCTCTGCCTACAGAGTCGATTGGGGTGATAATTCACCAAAACAATCAATTACAAATTATGCACCCAATTCAATAAACCATACATATCCCACTCCGCCAGTTGGAACTACAAAAGATTACAAAATCACGTTGGAACAAATCAACCCTTGGGGTGTAACAACTGTCACTAAAACAATTTCAGTTCCTTACAGTAAAGTAACAATATTCAATCCACAAGGTGAATGTTTCTTTGCACCATCATTTGGTAATTGGATTGGAACCCCTGTTTCATATGATTATATATTTTCAGGTGATGCAGAAAACAATGTTCAAGACCAAGTGAGTTCGAAATATATAACAATTCCGTTTACGGTGTCAGGGGTAAGTAGGTCTAGAATCACAGAATTGAAACCTTACGGTAATTTAACAATTAATCAAAGAATCAATTTACCAATCATAAATAATGGGGTGCTGTGGGGTTCAATTACTAATGTTGGAAATGGTTTTACTGCTTACACTATCCAAGACACCAACTATATTGACTATGGAGATGGAACTACAATTTTCTATCAACCATCATCTGGTTTAACCGAATATAACATAACCGCGGTGCCGATAACAAAAAATGAAACTTTGCTTAAAGTAATGGACCAACCTCAGATTCAAACAAACGTATTTGTTGAGAGAGGGAAGAACAGTGCTTACGAAAGGGTCCAAAGACTTGGTGAGGTGGACAACTTGGGTGACATGATAAACTATGGTTATGGTTTTTTTAATGTCATTAAAAAAGATACATAAACTATTTATAGAAAAATAATTTTATATGGCAATTGGCTCATATGGCACGATAAGACCTTCAGATGTTTCACCAGAAGATGTTGAAATCATAATGAATTATACCCCGACAAGAGACGCCACAGATAACTTCGTTTTAAGTAAACTCGATGCTCAAACAATATTGAGACCATATTTCGAAAACACTGAAACAGGAGGAAACTCAGGGGTTGAAGTAATAGGAGGATTATATAATCTAACTCTTCCTGCAAATCAGTTCAATGCTTTGGGAATCTATACTCTATATTTGAGACCAGCTCAGATAAGAACAATAATCACAGATTGTGGTGTTTTAAGTGCATTACCTAATGTCAAAGGACTTGTGATTGACTTAAACAACGTTGACCCACAATTCCTTAACAAATTTGTTCCACAAGGGTTGGTGGGATTCAGAATCGAATATCTTAATCCTGATGGTTCGAAGATTCCAAACTTCTTCAGAGTTGTAACTTCTTGTTTCTACTGTGAGGCGGTGGTTGCAAATGAGGTTAATACATCTCAAAAGTCAATCAGATATAGATACGTTGATAACAATTCTAACTTGTTATTCCTGACGGTATCACCATCTTCATCACCAACAAACAGACCAAATGCAACACCGTATATTGGACAACCTGACCAAGGAATAATAATAACAAACACCTTTTTCAATCCTGTAACTGTTGAAATTGAAATGGTCGAATACGATATATCATCTCTTGCAATTGCACTTTATGGTAATCAAACCAAATCTATCGACGATGGAATCTACACCATCTATGATAGTCAAAATAACATTTACAGACAGTATAACTTGTATGAAATTAGAGACCAATTCAATGCATTATTATATGAGGTTAGACAGAACAGAGGTGATAATATTGATTTCAGTAAGAATTTTACATCAATTACTAGTTAATGGCGACATCAAGAAGAACAACTAAATTTTTCTATCCGCCAAGACCAGGAAGTGGGGCGGCTACCTTCTCTGACAATATTGTAGGATTGCAGACAGTTGAAGGGGGCGGTCTCACGCAAGGTAACTTCGAATTCACAACTTCTATTGTGGAGAAAGTGAATCGTAGATTTAATGTTGGTGCTTTTTCGGAGCCTATAGATTTGGATTATCTTGATGTTGATACACTTGCTGAGAGTAGAAGAATTCAAGCGACTCAATTCAGGGTTTACCCGAACTATGATTTGTCTCAGGTTACAAATTTCACATTATATGGTTCACTATCAAAAAGATTTCAAGTATCAATTACTCATATTATAAGTGTATTTCCTGCTTCTTTAGATATTCAATTTTTGAACGATGATTTCCTAACTGGATTTACAGCACAGAATGTCGCGTATGACCCGATTTATGATGAAACAAGTTTTGAAGTAAGTGTTAATAGAATCAAAAACCCATTTGACGTTGATTATTCTGTAAGTGCGGCCACAAACCTAAACATGAGAGAAATTGGTGTGTCACCTTATAGGAATCTCTACAATACTTACTTAGATTACTGCGTATCAATCAATGATGATATTTTCAAAGTTATTTCATTTACACCCTCTCAAACATTATCAAGTGGTATAATCAAATTCACTGTTTCCGGTGCACCTTTTGGACAAACCGCAACAACAAGTATTCAAGAGTATCAAATAAGACCGAATGATTTCATAGTTGACAGAATTTTTGCTGAGAGTTTGGATGAGGTTGAAAAGTTTCTGATGAATAGATTGGTTAGACCTGAATACACAGCTGTGTTCCAAATACCACAGCAAACGGAAGGGGGTCAGTTTTATACAAACAACCAATCTGTAACATGGCCTAAGGACGGTCCATGGAATTTAGATATTCGTTCTTTCTTATTCGAAGAGTATTTGACACAATTGGAAACAATTGCGGTAAATCTTGATTCATATAAAACAAATTTAATTTCAAGATTTTTTGTTTCAGATTCATTGAAAGAATTTGATACATTAGGAAGGAAAGCCGAAAAGATTTTTCAAATTTACGGAAGAAGTTTTGACCAAGTCAAAAACTTCATCGACGCTTTAGCGTTTATGAACTCTGTAAATTATAATGTTGGTAATGACATCCCATCTCAATTGTTAGTTAACCTATCTCAAACCTTGGGATGGAGTTCAAATTTTTCACCTATTACTGATACGGACTTTTTAGATTCGATTTTTGGAAATACACAAACACCTTCATATCCAGGTTATGCGAGAGCCCTTACACCAACTGAAATCAACTACGCATTTTATAGGAATTTGATTCTCAACTCAGCATACCTTTTCAAATCAAAAGGAACGAGACGAAGTGTTGAGTTTATGATGAGATTGATTGGTGCACCCGAGTCGTTAATAGAATTCAACGAGCACATCTATTTGGCTGACCAAAAAATCAACATGGAACAGTTCGACACACAATATGCGGCCATAACAGGTGGAACTTATGTTCAAAACACACCGGCTTATCTACCAGGTTCTACATATAAAATAAAAGGAAAAACCTTTACAGCCTTCACAACTGTTGACACCTATCAAGATGTTCAGATAAATCTAGATGATTATCCAATAGACGCTCAAGGATTTCCTAAGGCTCCCGTAAATACGGAATCTTATTTCTTCCAATTGGGTGCTGGTTGGTATGAAAGCACACCACAACATAGAAGTCCAGATGAGGTTCAAATTACAGGACAAATCTATACAGGTCAGAACTACGATATTCAAACTCAACTACAACCATTTACATATGGTCAAAAATATCTCGATAGGTTCAGAGATTTTCCTTATATGACCGAGGGATTCAAACTTAAAAAAGTTGTTGACAATAATAAGTCGTGGCTTGAAGAGGATGACAAGATAAGAGTTTCAAGGGATGCTAATTTCAACGCTTATTATTATGCGGACAATGAAAAACTCGTATTGAATGTTAAAAACATAGATTTGTTTTTGAATGCTTCACAAGGACTTGTTTACGACGTTTGGGTTTCTTCAAGAAAATACGACTACCCGATTCCTGAATCAGGTCTGACAATTGGATATCCAGTTCCAGGTGGAGTCGACTCAACTTTTATCAAACCCGAACCAAAAAAGAAAACATTCTTCGAATTCTACCAAACTTTTTGGGAGAATATGATTAATACTAGAAACAGACAATATATCACTGATGGTAAAACAGGAGGATATCCAACTCTTCAATCGGTTTGGTGGAAGTATATCCAATCAGAACAAACAGTGGGTATACCAAACAACAAATATACGTATCAAAAACTAATCGACTACATCAACGGATTGGGTCCGTGGTGGATGAAGTTAGTAGAGCAAATGATACCTGCAACCACAATATGGAATACAGGTTCAAGACTCGAAAACTCAATACTACACAGACAAAAATACGTTTATAGAAGACAAAGAGGTTGTGAAATAATTCCTGTGCCAGTTGAGCCTTGTTTTATAATAACAAACATTTTTGATTACACATGTCAAACAGAATATGTTGACTTCAACATATATCCTTGGTTAAATGGTGATACAAATGTATCAAACTTCCAATCGATTTTAGCAAATAGACTAAACATAATGCTCGAAGCACAAGTATTAACCTTAAACGATTGTGTTCAAAGTTCAGTTGAAACAAATTGGTATGTTGATTTGGAAATTGCGGGACAAAAAATTATACAACAACCTTTCTACACAGGGTATGGATTCACGGATGTTCCAACAAATTCAAATTGGAGAAATGCTTTGATTCAATATCTACCAGCAGTCTACGATTATGGGTTTACATATTTCCTAAATGGAAATAATTTATCAATAACTAATTCGACATGCACACCAAGAAACATGAATGAAACAGTCAAACTAAACGTATGTATTAACATAAGCATAAATTGTTAAATTGAATGGCATTATTTGATTATACATTATTAGTAACAGGGGATTGTCAAAATAACGGAAGCGGTGCATTCCAAATCTCTTTCTCAGGTGGTATAGAACCATATACCGTCCAATTTGTTGACCCTTATTATCCGACGGTTACATTAGCTGAAAATGCGCCAGTAACCAAATCAGGATTATTTAGTTCAGTCGTCCTAATGACTGTGAATGATAGCACTTTACCAACAAATCAAGAAATTAATGTTAACATACCTATTTCGAGTGGAGTGTGTTGTAGTGTTCTCGGTGTTCAGAACACCACTTGTGCTGAAAACAATGGTTCTGTTACTGGTTCCTCTAATACGATTTATTCTTCTGCAAATTATTCTGTCTTCTCAGGTGACGGAACACTTGTTCAAACTTTCCTTTCAAGCAACCCAACCGTAATTTTTGAAAATCTTTCGGCCGGAACATATTACTTGGCCGTTAGTGATTTAGGTGGATGCTCAGGTTTTAGCCAAAGTTTTATCGTTGAACAATCTCTTCTCACCAACTACGGTTTATATTCCATACCTAATTCGAGTTGTGGAGGAACCCCGATTGGTAAGATAATGGTCACGGGACTAACGGGACAAGGACCTTTTACTTATTTGTGGTCTAATGGTCAGACAGGTGCAACTGCAACAGGATTGACTGAAGGATTATATTCGGTTGAAGTTAAAGATGGTTTTGGTTGTGTAAACATAAAAGATGCTGCTGTCGTCAACGTCGACCAAATGGGTGCGTTTTTCACAACAGAAACCAATCCAAGTTGTTTCCAAAGCGATGGCTCAATTACTCTCACAATAACAGGTGGAAGTCAACCATATTATTACTCCGCGTCAACAGGCCAAGTTCTCATATCATATGCTCAAGATTTTACGATATCAGGATTATCTGCTGGTGATTACAATTTCTCAGTCACAGATGCTGGACTGTGTCAAATATTCACGGGGACTACTTTACTAACACCAAACGGGATGAGTTCTGTAAGTGTTGTTGGAACTAATTCTTATTGTTCAAGTAATGATGGATTGATAACTGTCACAGTTATAGGAGGACAAGGTCCCTTTACCTACACCTTGGTTGGCGACGGAGGAAACCAAAAAATTATTGTAGGACAACAACAAATTCAAACCTTTGAGAATTTATCTGCGGACACTTACTCAGTATTTGTTGAGGATTCTACAGGATGCCAATTTAGTCAAGAAGTGATAATATTGGCAATTAATAAATTCACACTTTCAACAGAAATCACAGGAACAACGTGTAATCAAAACAACGGAAGTGTAAGAATTACTACATCACCAGGATATACTCTACCATTGGATTATTCAGTTGATGGAATATTGAATGTTGTTGATACAAATTTAACAGCGGTAACATTTAATAACTTAACTTTTGGAAACCATGTTGTTACTGTTACTGACTCAACGGGATGTCAACAAACTCAAACAATTTTCATCCCAAAAGGAGACAACTTAGATTTTAGTTTATATAGTATTAATTGTGGCTCAGGAAACGATGGTCAAATTACCGCATTCATCACTTCGGGCACACCACCATTCCAATTCAATTGGTCAAATAACGTCCCATCTAACCCTCAACAAATTGAAGTTTACAATTTGACAGGAGGAACATACAGTCTTTCTATTGTTGATGCAAATGGATGTTCACTTTCACGCTCAACAACAATTACCTGTGACACCAACTATACATCTTATCAGTGTTATGTTATGGGAGAAGAAATCTTTAACATAGATTCCCCAACTAAACTCGGTTTACTACAAATGTTAAACGAGGGTTACGCTGATTTGACGCAAGACAATACAAACTGTGATTTGATTTCTGCAATATTCACAGCTAAAGTCAATGTCAACCCAGCGGGGTTGAGTGCATCAAGCACTTTCTTCACAGCAACGACTCTGAACAATCCGCCGGGTGATAATTTATGGTATGATACTATAAAGAGTCTACTACTTTCCATACCAGGAATTTTGACTGTAACAATAGACCAAATAAACAACCAAATAACAATTGCAACTAACCCGGCAAACAATTCATTGAATGGTCAAGAAATTGTTGTGGAGTTGTCGATTGTTTATGATATAATTTGTTTAACATAATGGTTCAGGTAAGAATAACAGAAATCACAGGGGGCACTTTTCCAATACAAGCTTTTATATCCGACATATACGGAAATAATCAGTTTTTACTTGGTACAATTAGTGGAGTTCCACCAACTGTTTATTACAATACAACTATTCCTACAATATTTCAGACCGCACCTGAAATCATGTTACGTTTGGTTGATGCAAATGGATGTGAGTCAGTAAAAATACTAGATTGTACATTTGGTTGTACTTTCAATATTACAGTTGAGCTCGAGAGTTGTGTTGTAAATATAGACATTCAAAATGCTGTATGTGGATTCAATATTATTTGTACATGATAAAGTATTTAATAATTTTTCGTTTCGAGATATTCAAATAGATAATCGTGGTATTTATTAAAAAAACCGCGGATGTCCCTTTATAATATTTTTTGTGTCAATACTGCTGAAGGTTGTAATACAGTAGTTACGCAACAGGTCTCGGTTACGGGATGTGTCACTTACATTGTAAGATTATCTCAGAATTCTAATGCCTTAGGTCCATTCGATATCTATTATGGGACTTCGACCTACCTTTCAGCCGCAACTCTTTATGCCTCTGCACAGACAAGAACCGAAATGTTCAACGGAGTTGTTATTACATTTGAATGCGTTACCCCTACACCTACACCTACTCCTACTGTAACACCTACGTTTACACCTACACCAACAAATACAGGAACCCCTAATTCTACACCTACAGAAACACCAACAACAACACAGACTCCAACAACTTCAGAGACTCCAACACAAACTCCAACTGAAACTCAGACACAAACACCAACTCCAAGTATAACTGCAAGCCCTGGTCAAACACCAACTGCAACAGAATCGCCGACCCCAACACAAACGGAGACACCAACAACAACTCCTACACCGACCCCTTCTACTTCTGAAACTCCTACACCAACACAGACGGGAACTCCAACCGAAACCCCATCACAAACACCTACAGAATCACCTACCGCAACACCTGGTGAGACACCAACTCAAACTCCAACTGAAACTAACACACCAACACCATCTGTAACACCAAGCGAGACGCCTACAGAGACTCCAACCCCAACAAATACTGAGACTCCAACACAAACACCTACGCAAACTGAAACTCCAACCGCAACACCGACAACAACACCTACAGCTTCAAGAGCATATTGGGAATATTCATTAGGTTATGATTTATCTAGCTCATTAACATCGTGTGGTAATTTTTACTCATCACCAACTAACTTCTACAGTGGACCTGGAGATGGACCTGGACCTAACATTGGGGAAACTTTATATACTGATTCGGCTCTTACAACACCAGCACCTGACGGATACTATTCCAACGGTGTTGCTTGGTATAGAGTTACAGGCGGAGCAGGTCTAATCACAAGTTCGGACCCTAACGGATGTTTGATATCTCCGACTCCTACTCCAACAGAAACTAACACACCAACTCCAACAGAAACTAACACACCAACTCCAACAGAAACTAATACACCAACCCCTTCGTTTACTCCTTCACCAACAGCAACTCCATCCGTATTTGAGATTTTAATTATAACTCAAGATGGTCAAGAATTAATTGCTCAAAATGGTGACCCAATTGGTGCTCAACAAGAAATTACATCATTCTTAGTTTCATCAGGGGAAACAACACAACCAATATGTATAGACCCACAAACGTTGGGTCAAACAATTTACAGTCCATCGAATGATTGGTATAGTGCAACGAGATTCTTTGCAGACAGTTCATTCAATACGCCTTTCAACGGGAATAATTATTGGTATACCAACAGCACCGACTCTCTCACAGGATATTGGCAAATAGATAGTGATGGATTTGTTGTCGGAGGACTATGGCAACCATGTTAAACCAAATAAAAAAGATTAATAGAAAATATTTATAAGCTATGGCAACAACAAGAATAACGGATTTACCTATAGTCCTATCGGCAGCCCCAGACGATAGGTTATATATAGTTACAGACTATACTGGAGGCACATCAGGAACTTCGGGGCAAATTACGTTTTCAGCCTTGACGGAAAGTATAACAGGAGGAACATCAGGGACTAGTGGAACATCTGGTTCAAGTGGTTCATCAGGAATCGACGGGACTTCTGGCTCAAGTGGTATCAACGGAACTTCTGGTTCGAGTGGAACATCTGGGGTAGATGGCACTTCAGGAACAAGTGGTTTAGACGGAACATCAGGCTCTTCTGGAACTAGCGGAATAGACGGAACATCAGGAACTAGTGGAATTGATGGAACTTCAGGAACAAGCGGATTAGACGGAACATCCGGAACTTCTGGTTCGAGTGGAACATCTGGAATAGATGGCACTTCAGGAACAAGTGGAGTAGACGGAACGTCTGGTTCAAGTGGCATAGATGGAACCTCAGGAACTAGTGGAATTGATGGAACCTCAGGAACTAGTGGAATTGATGGGACATCAGGAACAAGTGGATTAGATGGAACATCTGGTTCTTCTGGAACAAGCGGTTTAGACGGAACATCAGGGACTAGTGGAATTGATGGGACATCAGGAACAAGTGGAATTGATGGGACATCAGGTTCTTCAGGTTCATCTGGTTCTAGTGGAACAGATGGTTCTTCAGGAACTAGTGGAACATCAGGTTCATCTGGTTCCAGTGGAACAGATGGAACATCAGGAACTAGCGGAATAGACGGAACATCTGGGACTAGCGGAATAGACGGAACATCTGGGACTAGCGGAATAGACGGAACATCTGGAACTTCAGGAATTAGTGGAACTTCAGGCTCAAGTGGTTCGTCGGGAACAAGTGGAACATCAGGTTCATCAGGAACAAGTGGTATCGATGGAACATCAGGTTCATCAGGAACAAGTGGTATCGATGGAACTTCAGGAACTAGTGGTATTGATGGAACTTCAGGAACAAGCGGATTAGATGGAACTTCTGGAACAAGTGGTATCGATGGAACATCAGGTTCTTCAGGAACTAGTGGTATTGATGGAACTTCAGGAACTAGTGGTATTGATGGAACTTCAGGAACTAGCGGAACATCAGGTTCAAGTGGTTCTTCAGGAACTAGCGGAATGGACGGAACTTCAGGAACTAGTGGAACATCGGGTTCATCTGGTAGCTCAGGTTCTTCAGGCACAATCTGGTTCCAGTGGAACAGATGGTTCTTCAGGAACTAGTGGAACATCAGGTTCATCTGGTAGCTCAGGTTCTTCAGGCTCAAGTGGAACATCAGGTTCTTCTGGAACTAGTGGAATAGACGGAACATCAGGTTCAAGTGGTTCTTCAGGCACAAGTGGAACATCAGGTTCTTCTGGAACAAGTGGGACAGACGGCACTTCGGGAACTAGTGGAACTTCAGGTTCATCTGGCTCAAGTGGGACAGACGGCACTTCGGGAACTAGCGGAACATCAGGTTCAAGTGGTTCTTCAGGAACTAGCGGAATGGACGGAACTTCAGGAACTAGTGGAACATCGGGTTCATCTGGTAGCTCAGGTTCTTCAGGCACAACTAGTGGAATAGACGGAACATCAGGTTCAAGTGGTTCTTCAGGGACTGATGGGACATCAGGCTCGAGTGGTTCTAGTGGATTAAGTGGAGTAAACGGAACATCAGGAACAAGTGGCTCATCTGGAACTTCAGGTTCATCAGGAACATCTCCATTCAAAGGAGCTTATGTATCGGGAACAACTTATATGGATGGCGATATGGTTATAGATGGTTTATTTTCATACCAATCAACTATAAATAATAATACAAATGAACCATCTTCACTTAGTGGTTGGATTTTATTAAATGGCCTTGATGGTTCATCAGGAAGTTCGGGAACAAGTGGTTCTTCAGGAATAAGTGGAACTGATGGAACATCAGGAACAAGCGGAACTTCAGGTTCGAGCGGTTCATCTGGTTCATCAGGGACAAGTGGAACATCTGGTTCATCAGGAACATCTGGTTCTTCGGGTAGCTCAGGTTCATCAGGAACATCTGGAACAGATGGGACATCTGGAACAAGTGGAACATCAGGTTCTTCGGGAAGTTCAGGTTCATCTGGGACTAGCGGAACATCTGGCTCTTCAGGAACATCGGGTTCAAGCGGAAGTTCAGGCTCGAGTGGGACATCTGGAACAAATGGAACATCAGGAACTAGTGGGACTTCAGGTTCAAGTGGTTCATCTGGTTCTTCAGGGACAAGTGGAACTTCAGGTTCTTCAGGTAGTTCAGGAACAAGTGGAACTTCAGGTTCATCAGGTTCGAGTGGTTCTTCAGGAACATCTGGAACAGATGGAACATCTGGGACGAGTGGAACTTCAGGTTCATCAGGAAGTTCAGGTTCATCTGGAACTAGCGGAACATCTGGTTCATCAGGAACTAGCGGAACATCGGGTTCATCTGGTTCGAGTGGCTCATCAGGAACATCTGGAACGAACGGAACATCTGGAACATCAGGAATTAGTGCACAATACAGTGGAACTTCAACAACATCAATTGATTTATCAACACTAACGTTAAGTGCTAATACTTCTTTAACAACAAGCACTGGTTTATCATATACAATTGCACAACATCTTATTGTTTCTAATTCATTAGCAAATCACTTCCATGGAGATGTTGTAAGTTATGATTCTTCGACAGGAGCATTGACATTATATGTGTTGGAAATAAACGGAACAGGAACATTCAATAGTTGGACAACCAATTTGGATGGTGCAACAGGTGGAAACGGTTCATCTGGAACTTCAGGTTCATCTGGAACTTCAGGTTCTTCCGGAACTTCAGGCTCGAGTGGTTCTTCAGGTTCTTCCGGAACAAGTGGAACATCTGGCTCTTCAGGGACATCAGGTTCAAGCGGTTCTTCAGGTTCTTCTGGAACAAGTGGAACATCAGGCTCATCTGGTTCAAGCGGTTCATCAGGGACCTCAGGAACAAACGGAACATCGGGAACAAGTGGAACATCAGGTTCGTCAGGTTCAAGTGGTTCATCAGGAACAAGCGGAACATCTGGCTCTTCAGGGACATCAGGTTCAAGTGGTAGCTCAGGTTCATCAGGAACCTCTGGAACAAATGGAACTTCTGGGACATCAGGAACAAGTGGAACTTCAGGTTCTTCGGGTAGCTCAGGTTCATCAGGCACAAGTGGAACATCTGGTTCATCTGGAACATCAGGAACATCTGGTTCGAGTGGAAGTTCAGGTTCTTCAGGAACATCTGGAACAAATGGAACTTCTGGAACTAGCGGAACTTCAGGTTCTTCAGGTTCAAGTGGTTCATCTGGAACTAGCGGAACATCAGGTTCTTCAGGTTCTTCGGGAACGAGCGGAACTTCAGGTTCTTCAGGTTCAAGTGGTTCATCTGGGACTTCTGGAACAAACGGAACATCGGGAACAAGCGGAACATCTGGCTCTAGTGGCTCATCTGGTTCATCGGGAACAAGTGGAACTTCAGGTTCTTCAGGGACATCAGGTTCTTCGGGTAGCTCAGGTTCGAGCGGAACATCTGGCACAAATGGTACATCTGGAACTAGCGGAACATCAGGTTCTTCTGGTAGTTCAGGTTCATCGGGCACAAGTGGAACATCAGGCTCCTCTGGTACTAGTGGAACATCTGGTTCAAGCGGTTCAAGTGGTTCATCAGGAACATCTGGAACGAACGGAACATCTGGAACAAGTGGAACATCTGGTTCAAGTGGTTCATCTGGCTCTTCTGGAACAAGCGGAACATCAGGTTCATCTGGAACCTCAGGCTCAAGTGGTTCCTCAGGCTCTTCTGGAACAAGTGGAACAAACGGAACATCTGGAACTAGCGGAACTTCAGGTTCTTCAGGAAGCTCAGGTTCTTCTGGAACGTCTGGAACATCGGGTTCATCGGGAACAAGTGGAACATCTGGTTCAAGTGGAAGTTCAGGTTCAAGCGGAACATCTGGAACAAACGGAACATCTGGAACTAGCGGAACTTCAGGTTCTTCGGGAAGTTCAGGTTCGAGTGGAACTAGCGGAACTTCAGGTTCTTCAGGTAGTTCAGGGACAAGCGGAACTTCGGGTTCTTCAGGTAGTTCAGGTTCAAGTGGAACTGACGGAACATCAGGAACAAGCGGAACATCAGGTTCTTCAGGTTCGAGTGGTTCATCAGGAACAAGTGGAACATCGGGCTCTTCTGGAACAAGCGGAACATCAGGTTCTTCGGGAAGTTCAGGCTCAAGCGGAACATCTGGAACAAATGGAACATCTGGAACATCAGGTTCATCAGGTTCAAGTGGTTCATCAGGAACAAGTGGAACATCAGGTTCATCAGGGACAAGTGGAACATCTGGCTCATCTGGTTCAAGTGGTTCGTCAGGAACTTCTGGAACTAATGGAACATCTGGAACAAGCGGAACATCAGGTTCATCTGGAAGTTCAGGTTCATCTGGAACAAGTGGAACATCTGGCTCATCTGGAACAAGTGGAACATCTGGCTCATCTGGTTCAAGTGGTTCGTCAGGAACTTCTGGAACTAATGGAACATCTGGAACAAGCGGAACATCAGGTTCATCTGGAAGTTCAGGTTCAACAAGTGGAACGTCAGGTTCGAGCGGAACATCAGGTTCATCTGGAACAAGTGGAACATCAGGCTCATCAGGTTCTTCGGGAACTAGTGGAACATCAGGTTCTTCGGGAACTAGCGGAACATCAGGTTCTTCGGGAACTAGTGGAACATCAGGTTCCTCTGGCACAAGTGGAACATCAGGTTCTTCTGGACTCGGGACAATCAACAACAACGTTAATGACTATGTCCTTACTGCGACAGGAACCGCAGGAACAATCAATGGTGAACAAAACCTTCAGTTTGATGGTTCAACACTCAAAGTGACTGGTGACACTAATATAACAGGAGCATTAACAGCGGCTTCTAAATCATTCGATATTCCTCACCCTACAAAAGAAGGTTGGAGATTAAGATATGGTGTGTTGGAGGGTCCTGAACATGGTGTTTATTTCAGAGGTAGAGTTCAAGGAAACGTAATAGAATTACCTCATTATTGGATAGGATTAGTAAAAGAGGAATCGATTTCGGTATCATTAACACCAATTGGTGTTTCTAATACACACTTTGTTGTCAAAATTGAAGATAATAAAGTCTTCATAGACTCTCAAAGTTCTCATATCGACGCGTTCTTTATGATAAATGCTGAGAGAAAAGACGTAGAAAAAGTATTACTCGAGTATCGTCCAATAGTATAAGGAATAAAAAAATACAAAAACGCACTCAATAAAATGGGTGCGTTTTTTTTATTTACTATTGTCAATATAAATCATTACTTCGTTATAATAAGGGATAAAATTATCATTCCATATTTGCCAAGTTATATCAATTCCATCAAAAGAAATTACTTTAAAGTTAGGAAAAACCCTCAAATACACATCTCTAAAAATTCTGAATTTTTCTTTCATCCAAGGCTGGCCAAGGTGCCACTCACCAACAATTTTTCTGACATTATTTTTTATCCAAAACAAATTTTCAATTGTGAATATATCATATTCGCCTGATTCACAATCAGTTTTAAGAAAGTCAATTTTTTTAATATTATAATCCTCAATTACCTTTGAGAATGTTGTTGAATATAGTTTATAACCACCAGTCAAATCAAAAACATCAGTGAAATTAAATTCACCTATTGAACTCGAAATACCTTTATTTATTGCGGTTACATTTCCGTGTCTTGTATTTAATAACAAAGTTTTGAATTCTTCAAAACTAGGCTCAAAAGCAAATACGTGAGAAGGATTCTTTGATAATATTGAATATGTGAAAGGACCTAAACTAGCCCCAATATCGAAAACAATATCGCCCTCTTCAACCTCAAAAAATCTTTCGTAAATCCTGTCAACAAATATTTCTTGTTCCACAGTTTCTCTAAAACCATCGTAACATTTAGGTTCCCATATAAAATTTTCTATACTCATTTCAATAAATTTTGAATTTGATTTATTACCATACTTGGTGTTATTGAAGTGTGACACTCAAATTGTCTTGGTGTTCCTTTGTGAATTGGACACCAATCCCAATCACCTTTATCGAACTTGAAGTTGGGGTTATTCCAACATCCATTACAGACTGATTTGTTTATAATTCGGGTGCAGTTTGTGGTAAATTCGTGGTCGGGTTCAGTAAAATTACTAATCATCACAACGTGTTTACCCATTGCCCAAGACAACCAAGAAAGTCCACTTGATAAACCTATGAAAAATTCACTATGATGTATTACATTCATGGTATTACCAATTGAACTATCTGAAATTTGTGTAACATTTCTGAACTCATTTTTTTCTTTTGATACGTTTATTACTTTGAAACCTAAATCTACTAAGTAATCAATTAGTTCTTGCCAATATTCTTTTTTCCAAAATTTTAAACCTGAGGTGGAATTGGTTGCGATACTTATATATTTTTCATCAAAAGGTCTTCGATAAACGTTAAAATTAATTCGTGGTTTTATTTCTTCAAATTCCAAACCTAAGATGTTTGTTGCTGCTTTTTGGAGAGGAATTGTATTCGGGATTACTGGTTCCATATTTTCATTATAAAACCAACCAATGGAGTATTGTGCATGAATGTCTTTTACAACATTCCCTGGTTCTATGAATTCTATCTCAGGGTAAACTTCTTTGAATAACTTATTCCAAAATGTGGAAAGAATAATTTTACAATTATGTTTCTTTTGAAACTCCAAAACATAAGGCACCCAAGCAATGTTGTCACCTAAAGATTTACTATCAAAATTTATAAACACTCTTTTGTCTTTCAAATCTAATTTCGAGTCATATATTAGTGTTTCTTCTTCGTAAACCTTAGTTCTCCAATTTGTAAAATATTGTCTGTTAAGTTTTACCCAACAGTTGGAATCTATTTTATTTTCATAATGAATTACCCCTTTATCATCAATGAATTGAACCAAAAACTTAGAACTTGAATCCCCTTTAATTTCTAAAAAAGGTTGTCTTATAAAATATTGAGTAATTTGTATATTATTCTTTGATGATTTTTGAATCTTTATATCCATAGTTTTTAACTTCTCATAAAACTTTTTATGAGATAAAGCAAAGTTCTGAGATTGGTCATGACTAACTTCATAGTCTCTTGAGATTCCATTGTATTTTAACTCACGAATTATGTTTGACGTTTTCTCACAATCATCATCAATTGGTGTGATGTATGGTGTAAACATATCATAATATTGTGTAAGATTTCTAGAAAGAATTTTTAAACCATAAGAAGCGGCTTCCCTAAGAACAAGGGGATTACATTCAATTGTGGAGTTAAATAAAAATATGTCTGATGCTTTCATAAACAAATCCACATCACTCCTTTCACCCCAAATTTTTACATTTGATGGTAAATTCATCATCAGAGGTTTCCAATAACTTTCGAAATTTGATGCTTGATTTCCTATGAAATGAAACTCTATATCTTCACCTTGTAGATATCTTGCGATTTCGATGCCCTCTCCTTGATTTTTTCCTTGAGTCCAAAGTCCAACGTTTATCACATGGGTTTTATTAAGGTCTAAACCAAGTTTTAACCTTGCGTGTTCTTTTTGTTCTTCGGTAACAAATTTTCGGTCAATAGGGTATTCAAAAAATTCATAATAAGAATTTTCATTTTTGAATTGAACCTTCGGATGATGGGGAGAACAGAAGGCGTAAGCGTCGGGATGAAAATGTCTATTCTCAGGATTAAAATGAATATTATGACAGGTCTCGACAATTTTCCAAGTTCTGTTGTTATCAAAAAGTGCATTTAAGACATTTATTGATACTCGATTGAAACTATCAAACCCCTCAAGTATTTCGTCAACATGAACAATATCAATTGAATTATCTTTTATAATTTGAATTAACTTCAGAGAATTTTCATCATTATGATTTCCCAAAGTGTTTAATGTCCAATATCTGTTATCGGGTATAATTTGTTTTATTTTTTCTTTTTGAACCACATACCAAGTTGAGTAAAGACAATACTCAACAACATATAATTCTACCTCAGGGTAATATTCTTGTAGGGTTTCGATTCTTTTCAATAAGTAAGCTGGCATACCACCAGTTGAAAGGTGAGGTGCTAAGTATAAAATTCTAAGTTTTTCCTTGTTATATTTTTTGATTTCATCTACCATCTCTCTCATCATGTTTGGATTTTTTTCACCATGAAAAAACAGGAGATGATTTTTTTCTTCAGGAACTCTTAACCATTCACCGATGTGGTTTCTGATACCCTTTCCTTTATATTCTACTTGGGTATACATTTTCTCAACCGTTTCTAATCTCCCATTGACATAGACATAGGGAAGACCCTTATCTATATTGTATTTCCATAATAGAACGTTACAAATAGTCTCCTCATTATACGGAGCATAATGACTAACATTTTTCAGGACTTTTGGGTGTGAGCACATCCAATACCATTCCTCCAAAAACTCGATGGTATTTTGACCTGAAACGAAATATCCTGTTTGTCTATAGTTTTTTCTGACCGATTGGTCAACACCAAACAAGACACAGGTATCGTGTTCCAAAGTTGTTTCCATTCCACCTCCGAATCCTCCTCCTCCACCTCTACCATCGTATTTCAAAAAATCGTATATCCCTTCAACAAAATATGGGTGAGATGAATTTTCATCATAATATGAAAATATAGTATCAACGTTAGGGGTTGCGATTGAATCGCTGTCAACATAACAAACAATATTTGAATATTTTTCTAAAGCATCTTTGATAATCAGAGGTCTTTGAGATAAAATTTTATAAATTATTGGATTTTTTCTATCTATGTAAAAGTTGTCCCTTTCCTTAATATACATGTTATTTGAAGTAGGTTCGATATCTATAGACCAATTTAAAGTCTTGGTATTTTCTACTTCAACAGTTCTGTTTGAATTTATTAAATAAACCAATATTGGTAGTTTACTAAATTGTCTTATTGATTTTGCACATTCAGTTACAATATCAAAGTAATTTTCGGTTGAATATAAGACATAAGATTTGTCAAATTCAGACTCTGTTTTGATGTTCAATATAACGTCTTCCTCCAAATAAGTTACATTATAATTTGATAATTGATTTATAATTTTATCTAATTCAATTTTATTTGATGTTTCATTGTATTCGAATTCAATTTTAGATGCGAAAAGATTATGATTCAGTCTACATTGTTCGAGATACCCTTTTAAAATTATATGTTCATGACCTTCAGTGTCAATTTTTAAATAATCAATTGAACCTATATTGTATTTTTCTATTAAAGTTTTCCAAGATATAGTTGGGACTTTATCAATTTTTACCAACTTGTTATATGTTTCATCACCAATTTTTTTCTTTGTAAATTCATGAGGACCATTAACAGAGTTACATCCTCTAATCCAATAGGGAAGATTGTATTTTTCTAAATCTTTAGATTCTATATGATATATTTCAATAGTATCGTCTGTATCAGAAAGAGCCGCATTGACTTTTTGAACTTTGGGTTTATTAGGTAATCTATCGAGATATTCTGAAATGGGTTCGATACTGAGTCCGACAGTTTGGTCATCAGCAGATTGAATTAGAGTCATGAAGTCTGATGTTCCGACCTCTATAAAGTTGTATCTTATACTCATAATAGGGTTAATATTTTATTGAAAATTTGTAGAACGCTAGGATGACAAACAAATTCGGATTTTCCTTCTAAACATCCAACTAAAGGTGGGATTCCTCTTATTGAACCCCATTCTTTGACACCATATCTCATGTCAGATGCACATGCTATCTTACAATCCCCATCAATATAATGAAATTTATATTCTTGAGAACCGTTTCGAAAAGGGGCTCTTAACTTCCAATGAACAGAACTACCTAATTGAATGATGTTTGCATCTGTGGTTCCTGCTAAGTGTAACATACCTGAGTCCATGGTGACCGTGCAAATACTTTTTTGCATTAACCACCAAGTTTGGGGGACATTTGCTTTATTCATTAAATTCAAACCAAGTTTGATAGGGAAATCGAAAACAGGTTTGTCTACCATGTGAAAACCTACCTCACTCGATGCCTTCCCCATCGAAACAACAGGAATACCGTAATCGTTTAACATTCGTGTTAATAACTGCCATTTCTCTGCGGGCCAAGTTCTCGAAGCCCAAGAGGTTACGGGATGTATCAAAACAAACTTTTCAGGTAAACCATCAATTGGCTCCCACTCATCAGGAACGTAATCCATATCACATTCCTCGGGTAATAATTGGAAACCCAACCCCGCCGCATGGAATTGTCTTATGTCCATAACATTATGACGTAATCCTAAACCGTATCGGTTTTCTAAATTTGGTGCAAAACTTACGAGTAATTCGTATTGAGATTCTAAATCATCTCTATTTGTGTTCTTGGTATCAAAGATTTTATCAACATATTTGTTATGTTTGAATATTAGTGGATGGTCAGTTAATACTGATATTTTTTTTCCATAAGCAAAATATAGTTTCCTTAAAGAAGGTGTTGCACAAATAGTGTCACCTAATCCATGACTCAGATGTAAGTCTAATAGAGGTTCTTTCATGTGATGAAATATAAGAAAGAACTTTAAGAAAATCTATTGACTTAAGATGTAATTATTTTTTCTTGGATTTTAGTTTTTCCTGTTTGGAATTGTATAAGCGTAACAATTTCAGAGAGTCTTGATAGTGTTTTTCGAGTCTATCTAATTCTTCAAGTGGTGTGTTAGTCTCACTTGCAGTATTATACTGTTCTTCAGCCTCTTGAATAATCTTCTTTATCGTTTTAAGAAGTTTCATATAATCATAAATATAGGCTGAGCGTGCCTTTATATTGTTTTTAGTCAAACTATATTTTGAATGTGAAAAAAATAAAGTTCAAGTTATTTATAAGGTAAGTAAGTAATTCATGTCTAACATATTTGTTTATAATCAGTCACCACCCACAATTACTATAAGTCAAATTGACTTTAACGGTGTTACAGCAACTTGTGATGTGGGATGTCCTTGTACGCCAAGTTCGAGTACTTGTGCATTCACCACTACACAAGTTGGTGAGTACACTCTTACTGTATATTGGAGTAATGGGTTGTTGAATGGTTGTATCGAGGTTACAGATAGTACTGGTAGAAAACAAAATTTTGATGCGGGTGCTGGCGGCTCGGCAACTCAATCTTTTCCCAACGTAATTTACGACGGGATTACTGAAATAGGAATATCAATATACGACAATTTTTGTGGTCCATTAGGTGCAAACACCTTTTTGGTTTCATACTCAGTCATAAGTGGTCCGTCTGCTTGTTCTGATTTTGCATCTACAGGTGGTACAGGTTATTACACCTCATCAGTAGAAGGACTTTGGAGTGGTAGTACTTTATATTCTGACTCAGGTCTTACAACATTTGCGCCTGACGGATATTATTCTAACGGAATCTATTCTTGGGAAATAAGTGGAAGTAATGGGATTCTAAACAATCAAGAACTTTGTTCAGTAGGGCCTGTAGTTTCTTCAACTCCAACAGAAACTCCGACCGAAACTCCTACCCCTACACCAACTCCAACTGTAACAGAAACGCCAACAGAAACTCCAACCCCTACTCCAACGGACCCAGACCCTCCAGCTCCAGCAATCTCGCAAACACAAACACAAACACCTACCCCAACACCACAGACAGGTTGTGTTCAATATTCATTATATTTAGGTTTTTCAGGGCCTATTTCAGAACCTTATTCTTACACTGATTGTGATTCTGTACCCCAAAACGCCACAATAACCAACGGTAATACTGATGTTTTTTGTGCACTGGCTGGAACCGTTATAAGCGGTCCATCTGCAATTTTGACCGTTGTTGGTCCTTGTTTTGTAAGCCCATCACAAACACCGACACCAACTCTTACTGAGACGCCAACTACAACACCTACCCCAACACCTACCCTAACACCACCTGGTGATTGCGAATGTTGGGAAATCACTAACAATGATATTGTAGATATTTCAATCAGATACTACGCGTGTAATGGAAATGAGGAATGTGTTCAAGTTGATGTGACATCAAGTAGATATATTTGTATATCGGGTGGAACACAAGGATTAAAACTTGTTTCATCGGGAACTACCTGTGCAGGAGGACCTGAGCCTTTATATACTTGGACATCTTTGGGAGGAACTTGTGTGGTTGATGGAGATTGTGGTGTAGTCCCTTCTCCTACGCCAACTCAAACACAAACTCCAACCCCTTCAACTCCTTGTAATTGTACATATTTTGATGTTACAATTGCACAACCTGACTTGGATGATGCCACGGGTAATACACCTTCGTCACTAAACAACACTATATTCGTAGACTATTACAATTGTTATAATATACTGACCACGGCAAGTTTTGCTGACGCAGGAACTTTCGACGATTCATTTTGTGCAAATTACGTTCAGTCGACTTATTATTATAAAAACAATGTCGCTTACTTTCCAGTATCGTCTTATGCTACGGATACATTTGTAGATTGTTGTGGTACTCCAACACCTACACCGACAACAACTGAAACTCCAACTGAAACTCCAACCGAAACGCCTACACCAACAACAACCGCAACTATAGGTTCGTCACCTACAGCAACAGAAACACCTACACAAACACCATCTGAAACCCCTACTCAAACACCTTCTGAAACCCCAACTCAGACTCCTACAATAACCGAAACTCCCACACAAACACCAACTGAGACTATTACTCAAACGCCTTCAGAAACTCCTACACAAACACCATCCGAAACCCCAACTCAGACCCCTACATCAACTATTGGTTCATCCCCTACAGCAACTGAGACTCCTACACAAACACCTTCAGAAACTCCAACTCAGACGCCTTCACAGACTCTATCACCAACCCCTGATGTAACACCAACCCAAACTCAAACCGAAACTCCGACACAGACACCTTCTGTAACTCCAGACCCAACTCAAACGCCATCTAATACCCCAACTAACACTCAAACACCGACACAAAACCTAATAGGGTTCCGTGATTGTGTTTCAGGGACTTTATTCAGATTTGAGGATTTACCAGTTGCAGTTGTGGTTGACGATGTCTATCTTATCACAGGTTCTACAGAATATGAAGGATGTGCGACAGTTGTTGATTCGGGAAGTGGTCCAATATATGATGGAACATCGGTTACATTTACAAATGTAACAGGTTGCGGTTCTACACTTTGTCCAAGAGTTGCGAGTGTTGCTGCATTATTGATTGACTGTTCCACTGAAGAAATATTTTATGCCAATGTTGATGAAGATACCGCTTATCAAGGAGCGGTTTATGAATATAACAATAGATGTTATAGATTCGAAGAGTTTTCAGGTCCTGGTGGACCTGATTTGGGTGCACCTGATTGGGGTAGTTGTAGAGCTTGTCTATTGAACACACCAACGCCAACCCCGTATTCAACACCAACAAACACTCCGACAGTATCTTCGACACCAGCGGCTTGTGATTCGGGTGAATTTTGCTTTACTACAACCCTACCTTCTTTGTTGAATTACAATGGACTTTACGTTTCAGGTGCAACTTATAATGGTAGAATCTCCTATTCTGGTGGAAGCGTCAGCTTGGGTTACATTTATTATTTTACATCAGTTACTGAGAGTTATTGGTGTCTGAGCACCTCTCTCGGTGGGACTTGTTTATTGAAGGGCTCGTCTCCATGTTACTCTGCGTGTCCTGATATATCTTTCGGTTCTTTTGAACCAGGAGTTTGTCCAACTCCAACTCCAACGCCAATAAATTGTGACACCTTCGATTTCAATGCATACTTTGACTGTGATTGGGAACCAGTCCCAACACCAAGTCCGTCAGTTCCTTGTGACGATGTGAATTTCATTTTCACTTCCATAGGTGTAACGCCAACTCCATCACCAACAGGATTGATATGTCTTGGGAAAAGTGTCGACTTTGAGATTAATTATGTTCCTGATTCAACCCCAACCCCTTCAAACACACCAACGATAACACTGACAAGAACAGTTCCTGCGGATGGACAAGTTACCTTCAATATATTTGAAGAAACATTCAGTTGTGTTTCGGTTAAGGTATTGAATCAATGTGGAACTGAAAATTATTTCTACACTTCTGACCCACTTGTGTTTGAGGAAATTCCAATCCAAACTGAGATGGTATTCTCGGCGGTTATTAATGAAACAATTCTTTGCTTGAAGTATTTGAGGGATGATTCAAACTTATCATCTAACACGAACGTAGACTCGATAATTGATATTTTTGGAAACGATTGTTCGAAATGTTCAACAGTCCCTTCACCATCACCTTCAACGACGATAACATCAACACCTACATCAACACCAACGATGACAATTACGCCGACACAAACTTCGTCCTCGACTCCTACATTCACGCCAACTCCAACACAGACAACAACTCCTGGTCTTACACCAACAGCAACACCAAGGCCAAGTTATTCATCAACGCCAACCCAAACTCAGACTCCATCACAAACACCGTCTTATAGTCCTACTTCAACGATGACCCCAACGCCAAGTGAAACCCCTTGTTTGGTATATGTTTATTCAAGTTGTATTCCAATTAGTCCAAATACAGTCAGAACATATATGATTCAAACACAACAATCACCAATACAGACTACAGTTGGAAGACAATTTAAAGATGCTGATGGAAATTGTTGGACCTATGAGGGTGAATTTGATTGTAATTATTTTGCACCTATCAAAATTGCAACCTCACAAAGATTCGATGGAGATTACTTTGCTTCAGCACCTGATAAAACCTATTTGAGTTGTGATACGTGTTTGAGTAGTGTTGATGAAGTTGAGGTTTATTTGAATGTAAGTTTGGAAAATAATGGAGACGGAACTTATAATATGAACTTCGTCTTATCTAGCACACCTGATGAAATTAACCTAACCACCCTTCCGTTTGATATTGGTAATGAATTCGGACAATACATTCGTTACGGTGCACAATGTGGGTTTGTTGATGTCAGTGGAACTTGGTATCTCCTTTCAGGTAACTCACAAACAACAAAAGTTGTTGAATGTAACAAGTATGGCGGTTTCGTGTTGAATTCAGTTCAACTTACAAATCCACCATTCAATTACAAACCTCTTGTAGGATGTTACACAATTGTTTTCCCATCAGTGACAGGAACTTTGTATAAAATTTTTATAAAACGAACAACATAAGATGGCAGTTCAAGTTACAATAAATGGTATAACAGGACAATCACCATTTGACATTTATATCTGTCAACCAAACGGTAGTGGTTGCTTTTATATTAATACTATAACAACTCTTCCATATGATTTTGATATACCACAACCATATGATACTGGACTGGCTTACATGTTGAAAGTAATTGATTCGCAGAATTGCATAATCTCAGGAGTAACTTATGTAGCATGAGTCAATTTGTAACTATCCAATCTGTAACTGCAAATACACCAGTTGACATATATTATTGTAACTCGGGTGGTGGCGACTGTCAATTTGTTGCGTCGGTTGCAACATTTCCATTCTCATTCTATGTCCCATCACCATATAGTGAATCAACAATTGTTATTAAAATTGAAGATACCCAAGGTTGTATTGATGAGATTCCTATAGATATAACTCCCACACCAACACCAAATGTCACTAAAACCCCAACCATGACACCAACCCCGTCGTATTCACCTACCTTGTCACCAACCCAAACGCCATCCATGACACCAACAAATTCACCCACTACCTCGAATACAGCAACTATATCATCAACACCAACCGCAACACCTCTTGTTGTTTTTCACCCGACAGCTGATAGTTGTTCATCACCACTCAATCTAACAGGTTATTATACATACATTTCAGAGGCAAATTTAGTCCCTGTTGTAGGTGCCACAATTTACCAAACACTTCTAAACGGGGTATTATATAACCCTTTGAATGGGGGTGGGAACACATATATCATTTCTTTCGGAGGAACATTATATCAAGTGGTAATTGATTCCCAAGGTAAAATAGTATCTTTTTCACTTTGTGTTCCATCGACACCAACACAAACTCAAACTCCATCCCAAACCCAAACTCCTACCCAATCTGAAACACCTCCTCAAACTCCTACCCAAACAGAAACCCCTTCACAAACGCCAACGGTTACACCTTCATTTGTTGAGTTTCTTTTATCATATGGGGCAACTATATGTGGGTCAGAAATAAATTGGACATCAAAAACAAAAGAAGAAGTGAAATGTGATTTTATAGAAGCTTTCGACCCATTAGTTGAGGTAGATGGAAACGCAGGGTATTATTACAATTCTTCAACTACTTTAGGACCTGGCAGTCAATTATATTATAATCTTTTTGGAATATTTTTTGTAAACACAACTCTTACAGGAAAATATGTATACGGACCATCTACGTATCCAGCAAATCCTGATATATCGTCACCACCACTTTATGTTATGGAAATCTTAAATGGTGTTGTAGTGGCAATAACTAATTTCGATGATATAAGCTCTTGTGGAACTTATGTTTGTCCATGTTTGTGTTATTACTTTGAAAATCAAGATGTTGTGGGTTCAACAATACAATATACTTTATGTGATGGTTCAGTAGTTGGTGAACCACTTTCTGCAGGTTCAAAAGTCGAAAGGTGCATCCGAGCTGGGTCGGGTGATTTTTCAGGTGGGGTTACATCAATTCAACCTTGTAGTAGTGTAACTATTTGCACTGATAGCGTAGATTGTGGTGGATGTTCATAAATAAAAAAATGGAAAAGATAATTATAAATTAATGGCTTGTATTAACTATCAAATAACAAATGGGTCCGCAATTTTACCTGCAACTCCTATAGGGTTTGACTGTGAATTGAATCCTATTCCTACAATTCCACCGAGCGGCACAATAACTGTTTGTTCCTATACTGTGCCAGGTCAAGCTCCAGGTGAGTTCATAATACTCACAGTTCTCGGTGCTTGTCCCACGCCCCCTATTCCTTCTTCGAGCCAAACCCCTACACAAACACCGACTCAAACCCCCCCGCCAACCCAATCTCAAACCCCACCACCAACACCAACACAAACTATTACGCAAACTAAAACTCCAACCCAAACACCGACCCCTACCAAAACTCCCACTAATACCCCTACACCAACGCAGACCCCATCATCCACCCCAATAGTGTGTGGAAG